CAAGACCCTCGACCCCGTCCTGATCGACGTCTGCAACACCATTTCTATCTGATTTTTATAAAGCCAATACCATGGAGCTGTTCTCTCGAGGAATCGGGAGGACGGCTCTTTTTTACGTTTTGACGCAAAAATGCACGAACCGACTGGAACTTTCTGCATTTTAAAAAAGAAAAATCGTGAATGAAAAGTGCATAACTATAAATGGAAATATATGGAAGAAAACGTAGCTCGAATTGTAATATTTTGACCCGGTGCTGGATTGGTGCTAGAACATCAGGGAATCTTATCAAGCTCGCTGATGAGCCATTCAACGGTACGCCTAGTGTAAACACGCTCGGTAAGGTCATCGATTTTATGACCAACGATTCGCTTGAGAGCATATTCGTCCATCTCCGCTTTCTTGGCCAACGTGACAAAATGCACGCGGCCATCATGTCCACGATGCTCTGGGCTGATGCCCAACAAGGGGAGCGTTTCGATAAACGAATCGGAAAGGTAATCATAGGAGTATTTAGTCCACCTGTCGGGCCAGCGCTTGTAATGATGATTAAAAAGATATTCGCTACCGATACTCTGCGCTTCCTTATAGCGATGCTGAATGAGCGGCATAATTTTCATATGAATAGGCACCTGGCGATTTTTGCCATTTTTTGTTTTCATACCACCCTGAATCCAACGCTTGTCAAGATGAACGTCTGCTATTTTTAACTTGACTAACTCCTGCGGCCGCCAGCCAGAATAGCACTGAATGAGGATCAGGTCAGCAACGTCGCAGATTCCTACATTTTTCCAGAGAATATTGATCTCTTCATCAGTATAAGGGAAGTGCTCATGCTGCGTTTCAAATTCGCAGTTGACATTAAACATGCGGGCGATGTTCTTATCTACGTATTCATTTTCAACAGCATAATCAAACAGCTGGTTGTACATGAATTTTAGCTTTGAACCAGTGATTGGCGAAATTTCGACGGTTGCTCCATTATTCACCGCGGTTCCATGAAGTACGCATTCTTTTAAATGGTGGACACGAAGATTGCGTACTGGAATATCTTTGATTGGCGCGGAATACCGCCAAAGGCTCCGATAGCGGCAAAGCGTTGTCTTATCGGGATTAGCTTTTTCCCGCTCTTGATACCAGAGATCATATAGCTCCTGAAAGCTGATGATCGTTTCTGGGTCATAAGGATTTCGGTGATATTCCACCAGTGCTTGATAAGCCTCGTTATATGTCTTAAAAGATGATTTGGGCTTGAGCGGCTTACGAATGGGACGGCCTTCTGGAGTTTTTCCGGCAGGAACAGTGACATAAAACGGGTTACGAAGATTTTTCGTTCGGACTTCAGTGATGCTGCCGAAACCGTTCGGAAGATGCATTCGCCGCTTTTGTGGAACGGGGCGCTGCAGGACTGGAACGGGTGTTTGGTCGAGCGGGTAACCACAATGAGGACAAGTTGCTGCCTTATCGCTCACTTGTAGACAACACTCTGGACAGAGTTTTAGCATGTAAACCTCCTTCAATCATTGTATAAATTTGCCATTTTCACTCAAAAGCTCGGTCAACCCGGGCTTTTTCTGTTTGAAAAGCTATTCTAGGTTAAACCATTCTCACAGACTTGTCAATGCTGCGCCGCAAACTAAATAAAATACAGCACGCAGTCGACCGGTTTTACCATTATTATCTTTTCATGCCTAAGACGTATCTGGATATGCTTAGAGTAACATAAAAGGAGTACGATAGTATGGACAAAGCTAGGTTAAAATTGGGTGCTGTTCCAGTGAGGGTGGCAGCAAAGGTCTACGGACGTGATCCGGCATGGGTGAGAGCTGGTATCATTGCCGGATGGCTGCCGATTGGGGAGGCCACGAGAAACGGCAGGCGCGTGACCGATCTCAAGGAAATGAGCTCAAAATACGGGAGAATCAATTATTATATTTCGCCGAAGCTTCTTTTCGAGCAGACAGGCTACGAATGGAGGGGCGAAGAATGAAAAGAGAACGTCCTGAGCTTTCAAAAAAGAACCCCTATCATATTCCGAAACAACGCTACTATGAACTGAAGCACTTCTGTATGCAGTACCCGGAGTGGAATAAAGCTCTGAACCTGATCGACGGTTGGCAGACGTCACCGCATAACATTTCGGGCGTCATCAAAGGCGTACCACCCGAAAGCCCGACGGAACGGCAGGCGTTGGCACGAGTTTACTACTCCAGCCACATTGATATTGTGGACAAATGCATTGCCGATCTGGACACCGTGCTGGCTCCTTACATACTGGAAGGCGTAACACAGGGAATCGGGTATGATATTTTAAGGAACAAAGGCTGCCCGTGCTGCAGAGAAGTTTACTACGAACACTACCGATATTTCTTCTGGCTCCTGAGCAAAGAGCGACAGTGACGCGAAAAATTCAGATACCTTTATGGAACGAATATTCACTGTTTTAATGCAAAGGAGAACACAATATGTTTAAGAGCAACAAAGTGAATCACATGACCGTTATCGTCAAGGGCGTCAGAGATGACGGCATTGAAGGGCGCGAGCTGATGATGGAAGTCGTTCGTCGGAACTGCAAGATGGACCCGAGGCTGATTGGCCAGGGAATCTATCGAATCAGAGACTACGAGGACGGAAAGCTGAAGCGCAGCGACTTCAATGTTGAATTTGAAGCGTTTGACATGGGCGGGATTATCCGTGATTTTGAACTGCTGAAGAAAGCAGGTGTAATCAAGCAAGTGGAAAAGAAACAGTATACGAAGTATATCGTTTACTAAAGGCTAAGAGCCGTGGAGAAATCTGCGGCTCTTTCTTTTTGCGCTGACGCGAAAAATTCAGCTACCTTTATGAAAGGTGGTATGACTGATGTACAATTTTGTAGTGCAGCTTTTTGTATTATTGATTTTATGGGAGGTTTTAAAGCTCCTGATCGAGAAACGGAAAGGAGAACACAAAAGAAACAAAAAGAAATAACATTTCAAAATGGAGCTGATGGAAACATCGGCTCTTATTTTTTCATCACGCAGTCAGCCATTCATTCACTTATATTTTTAAAAGGAGTTGTGTCTTATGAGCTATCTGATCTGGATCCTTACGGGAATTGCCGTGGTGCTGGGGTTCTGCCTTGGTGTTGTACTGGGCATCCGACGTGATCTGAGCCGAGAATCCGTCGGGACGATCATCGTTGGCTATACCGGTGAAGAGGACGATGGTGCACACCTGTTCCTGAATCTGGACGAGTCCCCGGACAATTTGGAAACGAACGATTATGTGATCCTCCGCGTCCAGAAGGTCAAATCGCGAAAATAACTCGCTGCTTTACGGAGGAAACTCCGAATTTATTTTGCAAAGGAGAAATCAAAATGGACAATGAAAAAATGGCAAATGAAGCTCTGGAGATGGCATATGATGCGTTGAAAACGATGAAGCCGGGCACAGAGGAGTATACGGCAACGGTGAACAGCATTGCGAAGATGCAGGAGACCAGTCTGAAGGATCGTGAGAGCCGGGAAGCAAAGGAAGCGAAAGAGGACGAGCTGCAGCTGAAGAAGCGGCAGGTGGAATTGGACGTGGAGAATGCGGAGAAGGCTCGCAAGATTGAATGGTGGAAGGTCGGCGCATCGATCGCAGGCGTTGTGGGAACTATGGCGCTGTATATCTGGAACGATGTGTTCGAGGGCGTGAATGACGCTGGTGGTATTATGCCGCTGAGTCAGAGACGGAAAGAAGGCCGTGAGATCCTGAGAGGAACCTGGACGAAGACAAAGTAAGGAGGAACCGTGGAGGTCGTGGCGAAAGCTGCGGCCTCTTTTTTTTATGAGATATTATACCGAGCCGTCCGAAGAGTGGACGCATTACTACGGCGTGACCTACCGATGCAATCACCCGGTGTACCAGACTTGTACGCTGTATGCAGAGCATGGGAAAGGCCTGTGTGTCATCCAGCAAAGATTCAATGAGAAGAGCCGAGCGACTTTCTGGGGCCCCATCGACCCATGGCTGACGGACAAAATCTATATGCACGAAGGATTCCGGGAGTATTTTATCGAACACGCCAAAAAGAAAAATCAAAATGGATTTTATCCGACGGTGACTGTCCGGCAGCTGATGTGGGCCATCAGGATGAAACCGATGAAGAAAGAGAGGTGGGAGACGGTGTTTGATCGGAAAGAGGTGTAGACGCGAAAATACCTTGCTCTATTATGGAAGACTAACTATTAAAAGTCAAGCCCTAAAATGAAAAAATCCGCCAACCATCCGCTGCCCCTGACAAACATCATTCAAATGCTGGCCTTGGAGTAGCGAGGGTGACGGAGAGAACAGCAAAGCAAGCCCAGCCAACCCTCGCAAAAACAGAATAGCATTTGAATGTTTCGGTTTGTCAAGGGTTCGCTGCGCCAGCTAAGTTGTTCTTAGGTTTAACTCAGGCTCTGGAGAAAATCAAGTGACGGCAAGATATGCTTTACCGGACTTCTGCAAAGCGTAAATCAGTCGTACGAGTTTCTTTGTGGCATGAGATAGGGCAACATTGTAGTGCTTGCCTTCAGCTTGCTTTTTGGTAAGGTATTCAGTAAAAACAGGATTCCAGTAACAGACGTATTTGGTTGCAGTGTAAAGAGCGTATCGAAGATAACGAGAGCCACGCTTTTCCATGTGTGCATAGCAGTTTGTGAGTTTTCCTGACTGGTATGTGGAGGGAGAACATCCAGCATAAGCCAAAACTTTGTCAGGAGAGTTAAAATTCGAAAAATCCCCTACCTCTGCAAGAATCATCGCAGCAGAATGAAATCCCATTCCGGGAATCGAAAGGATCGGCGGTTTCAATTCATCCATGATTTTCCGAATGGCATCTTCAATTTCATTGATTTCGGAGGTAAGTTCTTGAATGAGCTTAATGGTGTGCTTTAATTCCAAAGACTTAGCAGGCATAACAGAACCAATGGATATTCTGGCTGCATCTCGGATATGAGTAGCTTTATCTTTTCGGTAATGGCCTCTGGATGTTTTCACGAGAATATTAGCTAATCTGGTCAGATGAGCTTCTGAAATCTGCTTTGCACCGGGATACTCACTGAGAAGTGCGTAGATTGAAGTGCCGTGGATAGACGAAACAAGCTGTTCCAATTCCGGAAACAGGATTGTAACCAATCTGGACACCGACTGCTTTAGTTTAGCGCGTTCCTGAACTTTATCAAATCGGTATCTCGTGAGTGACTTTAGTTCTTCGTTGTGATATGCTGTATCTGTGTAGGACTTGAGGTCTACATCGGACAACAGCATAGTTGCAATCGTTTTTGCATCCACACGATCGGTTTTAGTTTTGCGAAGACTGAGGCTCTTTCGATACAGGTTGGTATGCAAGGGATTCATGACATAGACGGGCAGATCATTGTCAAGAAGAAACCCAAGGATGTTGTAGCTATAATGTCCGGTAGCCTCAAGCCCTACTTTTATTTTGTCTGATTTTTGAGAACAGTCTTGGATTGTTTGTAGCAGACTTTTGAAACCATCCATGTTGTTGGGAATGGTAAAGCAATCGACAAGGGTCGTTCCTTCCGAATCGAGAATGCAACAGTCATGCTTATCTTTGGCAACATCAATTCCGACACAGACCATTTTATACCTCCGTTATATTATTCAATGCTGCTTAGGACCACAGACTTCTTTGCTCTTGTAACCTCGTTCTAAATAAACCGTCTGGCGGTATCTAACTGATTAACATTTCAACAAAGAAGCTGTGGTTGGAGCCTTCGTCAAACCGTCTTTGCGGTAGGAGGTGTTCACCAATCCACAGCATCCCATACAGTGTAGCATACCGCTGGAGAGCGGTCTATAAATACTACTCTTTTATAATACGAGGAGGTGAGAGTTATGGAATGCCTTCTGGCAAAGAGCGACAGACAACTCGGCATTGGCATGAGAATGTTGCATGATGAAGGATACAACAAGTTGGTTATTGAAAGCGTGATAAACGCCAAGAACCGAATGGAGTTCCACATCTATGTTGACACTGATGCAGATACCATGGAGCGTCTGAACGCACGTTACCAGACGTTGATTTCCTAATTTCAACTCTGGAAGAGCAAAAGATCTGAAACATGGTCTTTTGCTTTTGTTTCGGTCATGCTATAATGAAACAAAGGGAGGCGAAATACATGCAAGTGACATCTCACATGATCGTTCCTGTGAAGAAAAACGGAAAGTGGACAACTTATATTAAAGAATATCAGGAAGAGATCCCGGATTTGGGGCGTCATCGTATGATGTGCAACAAGTGTGGAAACGAAAGATATCCCGATTGTCGCTCATGGTGCCCTGTTGATAAAGACTGGATTGAGCGTGAGCAAAAGAAAGCGCAGGAGAAAATCGCCAAGCACAAGGTTGAGATTGATATTTTGACTGGTCTTGTGCGGGATGGCCTCCTGAAAGCAGAAGATGCTGCACCGCGTGTGGAAATGACCGTGGAGGAATTTAAAGCAGCAATGGACAATTGATATTTGAGAGAGCTTGTGAGGAATCACAGGCTCTTTTTTCTTTTACGCGAAAAATTCTCCTCGTCTTATGGGATAAGGCCCAAGCAAAAGGAGAAGTACGATGGATATTTTGAAGAAAATCTGGAATACGAGCGTAACGGTTGGGCAGGTCATTGTGACCGCAGTGATCGGACTGACAATTGGTCTGGTCATCTGGGTTCTGGTGGGACTGTTCCGGCCGTCGAAGAACTAAGGATTTAACGGAAACCGGTACACGAATTGATATTTAGCCTTATCTCAAAGAGCTTACGAGAAATCGTAGGCTCTTTTCTTTTTACCAAACGCGAAAAAATCACGATGCTTTATGAAGGTAAGAGGGCTTACATTGAAAGGAGAAATTACTATGATGAAAGCAATTAAGAACTTTATGAACAAGCAGTGGACTTGGGGTACTTACTTCAAACTGTGTGGCGTTGTCGCCGGAGTGTATTGCGCACTCATCGGCGGCATTGTGGCATGGGAGAAGTGGAAGGAGCGCAAGGAACTGAAGAAAATTCAGAAAGCAAATCAGGAAGAGTACGAATTCTAAAAAGATTCGCCCTCTGCCTTTTTTATTTTTAACTTTGAAAGGAGAACCATCATGGAGGACATTATGCACATTCAATCTGGATTTTTGCGCCGGCTGGTTTCGGCAGCAGTAGGCAAAGCAATCAAAAAGCAGGGAATCGACGCCCTCGTTCAGCTGAACGACCTTCGGGTAAACTACACAGACAAAACTAAAATGGTCAGAGTACACTTGGATATCGACGCCGAAATGACCCAGGAAGCCCTGATTGATATTTTGTCGAAGGCCGGTGTGCTGTGAAAGGAGCAATCATGGAACTGAAAAGCATCAGCTCGGAAGAATTCACGGCAATGTACAATGCTTCCTATGAGCCAAAGCAAAAAGTTGACAAGGTGGATGTTCGCAGCATTGTCAGCGAATTTGTTTACAGTGGAGCGTTCATTATGGAAGTTGTACTGAATGAACAGGATCGGCCCAACAGCCGCGCGATCGTTGCAGGCATCCGGGATTTTATTGATGCCAACAAGCTCGCCCTCGGAGTTCATGAGAGGGCGGGACGGATATTTCTGCGCAATGACGCTGTGCCGGCCTGTCTTATGGTTGGATATCCGAGAGGCATTGTGAATGCATCAAACCGAAACCGTTGGAGAACCCATCATTGATAAAAGGAGAACAACAATGAAACTGAGCAAAAAGATTGTCTCGTACATCAGCAAGCACGGCGCAACGATCCTGTCTGTGGTCGCTGCTGCAGGCGTGGTGGTGACGGCTGTTGAGACGGCAAAAGCTACTACGAAGGCACAAAGCCTGATCGACCTGAACCAAAATGAACCCATGACCAGGAAGGAAACGGTCGAGACATGCTGGCGTTATTATATTCTGGCCGCTGTCGTGGGCGTTGGCACGATTGCCTGCATTATGGGCTCGAACTGCCTGAACAAAAAGACCCAGAAAGAGCTCATGGCGGCATACATTGCGGTTCAGCAGACCTACAGTGCCTATCGCAAAAAGGTAGCAGAGCAGGTCGGCGAAGAGATGGAGCATGATATTCATCGAAAAGTCGAAGAAATGCCTCTTGACAAAAATGGCGATGCGATAAAGCTCTTTTACGAGCCGTACACGAAAAGATATTTCAATGCAACGATGGCTCAAGTTTATGAAGCTGCCTATATGTTGAACAAGAAGTTGGCTCTGGACGGTGGTGTTTCGCTTGAAGCATGGTGCGAATTGCTGGGTCTTGATTATCAGCCAGATCCGGAATCGCGTGGCTGGTGCATCGACCAGATGGTGGATGAATGGGAATACTTCTGGCTGGATGTGGAATGCGATGAACAGAAAACAGACGATGGCCTGACAGTATATTACTTCAGCCCTTGGGCCGATCCTGTGAAGGATTGGGAAAATTATGAGCCGGGACAGCCGTTCTGACGCGAAAAATACCAGGGCCATTATGAAGGAGGTGAGACTTGTGAATAAGACGAACATTTGGAGAATTCTGGGCATGGCAGGCATGGTCGTAGGCTTTATCGGCACGATACTGCAGGATTATGCCGAGGACAAAGACCTGGATGCACGAATCGACGAAGCAGTCGATAAGAAGCTCGCCGAGAGCAAAAAGTCTGAGGGGCAGTGATGCCTCTCTTTCTTTTCGTCAAGACGCGAAAAAATCTCTCTGCATTATGGAAGAATCCACAAATTGAAAGGAGATTTTATTATGCACAATTATGATTACGAGTTCTGGAAGGAAATCGACAAACTGACATGGAATCAGTTGAAGCGGTGTGCAAAGCAGGTGATCTATACCCTGATGGGGTTGGCGATTACGATTGCTTTACAGCCGGTTCGACTGTATGAGTATGTTCGGTATCGTTGGGACATCCTTCACAAGGATGAAATCATGATCGAACAGGAAAGCGAGATCCGGTTCAAGAATATGGTGGAGACCGGGCACATTTAAGTGCAAGACGAGAGTCGTGGCGAAAGCTGCGGCTCTTTTCTTTTATATTTTCAGGAGGTAAGAACAACAATGAAACTCAAAGCATTTGCAAACGCACTCTGGAAGGGCGCAAAACAGCACAGCCCGGAGATTCTTGTGGGCCTAGGCATCGCGGGGGCAGCATCCTCCGTGATTTTTGCCATCAAGGCGACGCCGAAAGCCATAATCCTGCTGGAGGATAAGAAGCAGGAACTGGGTGTTGAAAAGCTGGAAGCAAAGGAGATCATCAAGACGGCAGCGCCGGTTTATATTCCGACGGTGGTCAGCTTCGCCGTATCGACTGCCTGCATCATCGGTGCCAGCGGTGTGAATGCACGTCGCAATGCTGCTTTGACTGCAGCTTATACTCTGAGCGAGAGCACGATGCGTTCCTACCGCGATAAAGTTCTGGAGACCATTGGCGAGGATAAGGAGCGCGAGATTCGACAGTCGGTGGCCATCGAACAGCAGCAGAAGGTGCCGGAGCCGAAGTCACTGGTTGTGAACAATGCTGCCGGTCAGATCAAGTGCTTTGACTCGCTGAGCAGCAGATATTTTGTTGCCACGAAGAACCAGATCGACAAGGCGGTCAATGACTTCAACCGTCAACTGCGGGATGATATGCGTATGAGTCTGAATGAGTGGTATGACCTGATCGGCCTCGATGAGATGAAGCTCGGCGATACGATGGGCTGGGACATTGATCGCGGTTACATCGAAACCTGCTATGCTTCTCGCCTGGACGAAGAAGGGCAGCCCTGCCTGGTTGTCAATTACGTTGAAATGCCGCACTATTTTGGCGTGTGAGACGCGAAAAATTCACCCTGCTTTATGGAACCAATAAGGTTTACATTGGACAAATCTTGAAAGGAGATTATTACTATGGACGAAATGAACAACATGAACGAGGTTACTACCGAGGAAACTTCTAACGAAGTGACTCCCGTGGTTACAGAGAACAATGAGGTGCAGGCAGAGGTTGAGAACTCTGGCATCAACCCCTTGTTCGTTCTTGGCGGTGCGGCAGTTGTTGGCGGCGTTGTATGGGCTGCAAACAAACTGAAGAATCGCAAGGGCGAGAAGAAGGTTGAGAAGGAGAAGAAGCCGAAGAAGCACATCAAGTTCCAGTGCCCGGTGAAGATCGTGAAGGACGAACCGGAAGAGATCGAGGATGCTGACTTCAACGAGGTCGAAGAGACTGAAGAAGAAAACTAATGTGAATGGTTCGGGCGAGAGCCGTGGAGAAATCTGCGGCTCTTACCTTTTTATTTTTGAGAGGTGAATCCAATGGCAAATATTGAATTGCCGAAGAACTCCATTACGACCGGAAATGCCGAAAAGCATGAGAAAAAGTTCGAGAAGGTAACCACTGGCAAAGTTGTGACCAAGGAGAAAAATGATATTCAGAAGGTCGCAGGTATGTTCATCGCGGAGGACCTGAAGACCGTTCGGGATCATATCGTCAAAGATGTTGCGATTCCTTCGCTGAAAAATGTCATTGTAGATCTGGTCTGGAAGACGATCAATATGGTGATGTTCGGTGATGACCATCCCAGAGCACCTTCTGGCACGAGCTATGCAACCCCCAGCCGGGTTTCTTATAACCAGTATTCCAACCGGAACAACACTGCACGGCCGGCTGTTGCCACGCCCATCAACTATCAGGATGTGATTTTCTCCTCACGGGGCGATGCGGAGGAAGTCCTGAGTCAGATGGCCGATGCGGTCGCTACGTACGGAAGCGTGTCGGTCGCTGACTTCTATGATCTGGTCGGCATGACCTCGAACTATACGGATAATAAGTACGGCTGGTACGAGATTCAGGGCCGTGCCTATGTGCAGCCCGTGAGCGGCGGTTATATTATCCGGCTGCCGAAGCCCGTCGCTTTTAACAACTGAGAAAGGAAAGATATTTATGAAAATGAACGATATTATGGTCAAAGCAAGCCGTTTTGCAGCAAAAGCAAAGTTCAAGCTGGGCAAGCATAGCCCTGAGATTCTGATGGTCTGCGGTGCCGTTGGTGCTGTGACCAGCGCTGTCATGGCCTGCAAGGCAACTCTGAAGGTCAATGATATTATGTCTGCGCACCAGTCCAGCGTTGCAACCATCCACGATGTGAAGGATGGCAAGGTTGAGGTCAAGGAAGGTGCCGAGTACACTGAAGAGGACGCCAAGAAGGATCTGACCACGGTTTATGTGCAGACCGGCGTGAAGCTGGTAAAGCTCTATGCGCCGGCAGTCATCCTGGGTACTCTGTCTCTCGGCTGCATGGTTGGCTCGAATCATATCCTGCAGAAGCGCAATGCTGCTCTGACCGCAGCTTATGTTACGCTGGACAAGGCATTCAACGAGTACAAGGGTCGTGTGTCGGAGCGCTTTGGTGAGCGTGTCCAGCACGAGATCGAGCATGGCGTTAAGGCAGTTGAAGTTGAGTCTAAGGTCATCAACGAAGATGGCACCGAGGAGGTTGTCAAGTCCTACATTGATGAAACCGATGGCGAACACTCGCCGTACGACCTGATTTTTGATGAGATGGTCGATACCTGGGAACCGGACGCGCAGCTGAACAAAGCATTTCTGAGCATGGTGGAGACGCATGCAAACAACCAGCTTCGGATGCGCGGTTATCTTTTCCTGAACGAAGTTTACCGCATGATCGGTCGCTACAACAATGGCCAGCAGATCTATAAGCCCAACGGTCAGCTCGTTGGCTGGGTCTATGATCCCAACAATGAAGAACTGTCCAACTGTGTGAAGTTCGGTCTGGACAAGATGCAGGGTGACCGCTCGGTCGTGCTGCATTTCAATGTTGATGGCCCAATTGTCAATAAGATCTGATGGATATTTAAAGGAGGATTCGCTATGACCAGAGTTGTAAGGACTTTGTCTTATGTGTTCGCAGCCATGGCCGGAGTATGCTTCTTATCTGGTCTGGCCGTCCTTTCTAATTGAGGATATTTGTATGAGCAGTTTGGAAAACATGTTCCTGTTTCTGGACTACCTGACCGATACCCAACGCAAAAGACACATTATTGGCGGCGTTCTGATGAGCGTGTCTCTCTTTTTCGGAGGACTTGCGTTCACTATGATGACCGTCAAAGAAGGAGATTCCAATGAAAAGCTGGATTCGTGATATTTTTCTGGTTAGCACTGGCTTTGCGGCTGGTGCTTTTTTCATGCATTGTGCGATGCGCAAGAAGTATCAGGCGTTTGCAGATGAGCAGATCGCCGATGTTCGCGAGCACTACAAAAAGAGGGAGCAGACCATGGACGAGCGTGTGAAGGAGGAGGCTCAGAAAAAGGCTGTTGAGCTGATTTCCGGGCCGTATCGCCAGGTGGATGACCCGGAAAAGCCAGATAAGCCGCCGCTGGAGCCAATCGAGATTATCGAGCCGGATGAGTTCGGTGCGGATGACGACTACGAAAGCAGCTTCCTGACCCTTTTTGCAGATGGGGTGCTGGCTTACGACAGTGACGGCACCAAGGTGGACAATATCGAAGCTGTTGTCGGTCAGAAGGCGCTGGATTCTATGGGTAAGTTCATGCCGGACGGGATTCATGTGCGCAACCACACCTATCACAAGGACTTTGAAGTAGTGAAGGCGCTCCAGAATTACGCAGACGTATATCCGGAGCGGGAAGAGGAGGACTATGACGATTGATGAACTGCGAGCCGACGTCGAAAAGAGATATTTCGACTGGCTCTATGAACTGGTTTGCGGGAAATGGGAGCCCCGCAACCTTTCGTTTCGATATTTGCTCCAATTTCTCTACGACACGGACTTCCTCCCGGACAACGAGATGGACGAAAACCGTGCAGTAGACGGAACAAACCTGCGTGGTCGCTTTATGGACGAGCACCCTGATATTCCGGGTAACAACGTCAATATTGCACTTCGGGGTAAAGAGTGCAGTATGCTCGAAATGATGGTTGCTCTGGCACTTCGTTGCGAGGAGCAGATCATGGAAGACCCGAACGCCGGCTATCGTGCTGGGCAGTGGTTCTGGAATATGGTGGTGAGCCTTGGTCTTGCCGCTATGGATGATAACCGTTTTCATCGCAGCCGTGCAGAGTTTGTGATGGAACGTTTCCGTCGCAGAGACTACCAGCCCAACGGTGCAGGCGGTCTGTTCACCCTGCAAAACCCGAAAGAAGATATGCGTACGCTGGACATCTGGTATCAGATGATGGCGTACATCAATGAAAATGATATTTGAGGAGGACTTTATTATGGAAAGCAACATCTACTATCAGCTGGCTCAGACCGAATGCGCACTCGACCGTTACAAGGCTAAGCTCTTCAAGAAGAACCTGGCTCTCCTCGGTATGGCAGGCATTGTCTACCTGCTGGTGAAGACACTGGGCATGGAGTGCAAGAAGTGCGTTGAAGCAAAGAAGGATCGTGATGACCTGGCTGAGAAACATGACGCCACGCTTGCCGAACTAAACAAGATGAAGCAGGCGGAGGCTGAGAAGACCGTCCATTGCGATGGCCATGCGAAGCTGTCCAACGAGAAGCCCAACGATTGATATTTGCCTCGAAGAAAGGAGGAAATTGATTGCCAATGATTGATTTCCTTTTCATTGCTCGCAGAACGGGCAAACACGGGGTGATTGAAATCTATCCCAAACTGATCATCAAGCATTCTAAGGACTTGATGATTCGAGGCGGGGACTTCTATGCGATTTGGCTGGAGGAGCGTGGCTTGTGGTCTACGGATGAGCAGGACGCGCTCCAGCTGATTGACCGGGAGCTGGACAACTATGCGGAAGAGCACAAGTGTGACTTTGATAATTACCGGGTGCTTCACATGTGGGATGCAGAGTCCGGAATGATCGATCTCTGGCACAAATACTGTCAGCGTCAGATGCGGGACTCTTTTACCATGCTCGACGAGAAATTGATATTCTCCAACACTGAAGTGCGAAAGGAAGATTACGCATCCAAGCGGCTTCCTTATCCACTGGAGCAGGGGAGTATCAAAGCCTGGGACGAGCTGTTGAGCGTACTGTATGCACCGACGGAGCGGATGAAGATCGAATGGGCCATCGGAGCAATCGTAAATGGTGACTCTAAGAAGATTCAGAAGTTCCTTGTCATGTATGGTGCTCCGGGTACAGGTAAATCTACCGTCATCAATGTCATTCAGAAGCTGTTCGCTGGATATTTTGCGCCCTTCGATGCGAAAGTCCTGGGTTCATCCTCAAACGCATTTGCGCTGGAAGCCTTTCGCTCGAACCCGCTGATTGCAATCCAGCACGATGGTGATCTGAGCCGCATTGAAGACAACACCCGCATCAACTCGTTGGTTTCTCACGAATCTATGACGGTCAACGAGAAGTTCAAGTCCGCCTATGAGAACCGATTCAAATGCTTCCTGATTCTTGGTACGAACAGTCCTGTGAAAATCACCAATGCGAAGTCGGGTATTGTTCGACGCCTGATCGACGTAGAGCCTACCGGCAATAAAGTGCCTGCCAAAAAGTATGAGGAACTGGTCTCTCAAATCGACTTTGAACTGGGTGCCATCGCTTGGTACTGTCGGAATGTCTACGAGAACAATAAGCATGCCTATGACGATTATATTCCAATTCGCATGCTGAGTGCTTCCAACGACATGTACAACTTTGTGGAGGACAGCTACTACGTCTTCAAAAAGGAAGATGGCGTATCCCTGCAGGTGGCATGGGAGATGTACAAGAACTTCTGTACCAGCACGAACGTTCCGTATATGAGCTCTCGGCGGGTGTTCAAGGAAGAACTTATGAACTACTTCCGTGAGTATAAGGAGCGTGTCAATACTGACAGTGGCGAGCGCATCCGAAGCTACTACAGCGGATTCAAGACGGAAAAGTTCGAGAAGAAGTCTGCTTTTGGAACGGTCGAGCCCGAGAAGCAGGCATCTTGGATCAATTTCAAGATACAGCATTCAGTTTTGGATGATATTTGCAAGGACTGCCCGGCTCAGTATGCCAAGGAAAACGGCACTCCGACGGACTACTGGGAGAAGGTTCGTACAAAGCTGTCGGATTTAGACACCAGCCGACTGCACTATGTGAAAGTACCAGAGAACCACATCGTCATTGACTTTGATATTCCGGGAGAGGATGGCAAGAAGTCCTTTGAGCGGAATCTCGAAGCCGCCAGCAAATGGCCGAGAACCTATGCTGAGCTGAGCAAATCGGGTGCGGGCATTCACCTGCATTATATTTACTCCGGTGACGCATCCAAACTCAGCCGGATCTACGACGAGCACATCGAGGTCAAAGTGTTCACGGGCAAGAGCTCACTGCGGAGAAAGCTCTCAAAATGCAATGATATTCCGGTAGCACCCATCAGCTCCGGATTACCAGTGAAGGGAGAAAAAATGGTTAGCACCGATCGTGTCCAGAGTGAGAAAGCGCTGCGAATCCTCATCATGCGCAATCTCAACAAAGAAATTCATCCCTATACCAAGCCGTCCATCGACTTCATCTACAAAATTCTGGAGGATGCTTATAACAGCGACCTTACCTATGATGTGGACGATATGCGCAATGCGATCCTGGGCTTTGCGGCATCCAGCTCGAATCAGGCGGATGCGTGCCTGAAAATCGTGTCTAAGATGCATTTCAAATCCAAGGAGCCGACAGAAACTGTTACATGCGAAGCACCGATCGTCTTCTTTGACTGTGAAGTGTTCCCAAACCTGCTTCTGGTCAACTGGAAGTTCCAGAGTACACCGGAAAAAGAAAACACTACGGTCTATCGCATGATCAATCCCAGTGCGGATGATATTGCAAAACTCTCGCAGTATCGTCTGATTGGCTTCAACAACCGCAAGTACGACAACCATATTCTCTATGCCCGTATGATTGGGTGGTCCGTCGAGGCAATTTATGACTTGTCTCAGCAGATCATCAACCAGCATACGGGCTTCTTTGGCGAGGCGTATAACTTCTCCTACACTGATATTTATGATTTCAGTGCCAAGAAGCAGAGCCTGAAGAAGTTCGAGATCGAGCTTGGCATTCACCATCAGGAACTTGGACTTCCTTGGGATCAGCCTGTGCCGGAAGAAAAATGGGAAGAGGTTGCACGGTATTGCGACAATGACGTTCTGGCGACGGAAGCTGTCTTCAATGCGCGCCATGCAGATTTCATCGCTCGTGAGATTCTGGCAGACGTGGCTGGTATGACGGTCAATGACACCACCAACAGTCTGACCACCCGTATCATCTTTGGAAAGGAGAAGAATCCTCGGCTGGTGTATACGGATCTGGCCACTGGCGAATCGGATGACCTGGTCGAAGTGGAACCTGATATTCTCACCAAGAATCCCTATCTCAATGCCTTTCCGGGCTATGAGTGGGTGCGCGGTGAGGATGGTCGGATGCACAACATGTTCCGTGGTACGGACTTGGGTTTGGGTGGCTATGTCTATGCTGAACCCGGTATGTACTGGAATGTTGCGCTGCTGGATGTTGCGTCCCTGCACCCGCATTCTGCTGTCGCTCTGAATTACTTCGGTGAGTACACCAAAAACTTCAACGACCTGATGGATGTTCGTATCTACGTTAAGCACAAGGAGTACGACAAGGCAAAGAAGCTCTTCAATGGAAAGCTGGCAAAGTATCTGGACGACCCGAAGCAGGCAAAAGCATTGTCGCAGGCGCTGAAAATCGCCATCAACTCGGTGTACGGCTTAACGTCGGCAACCTTTGAGAATCCGTTCCGGAATCGCAAGAACGCCAACAACATCGTTGCGCTGCGCGGTGCTTTGTTCATGCGCACTTTGCAGGATGAGGTCCAGCAGCGTGGCTTCACGGTGGCGCACATCAAGACGGATTCTATCAAGATCCCTGATGCAACACCGGAAATCATTGATTTCTGCACGAAGTTTGCCGAGAAATACGGCTACACCTTCGAGCATGAGGCCACCTACGAAAAGATGTGCCTGGTGAACGACGCAGTGTACATTGCCCGGTATCTGGATGCGGATCAGTGTCAGAGTCAGTATGGCTATACTCCCGAGAAGAACGGAGAGCACAGCAAGGAATGGACGGCGACCGGCACGCAGTTCCAGATTCCGTATGTGTTCAAGACGCTCTTCTCGCATGAGCCGATTGTGTTTGCAGATTTGTGCCAGACGAAAACTGTTTCCAAAGGCGCAATCTATCTGGACAAAAACGAAGACCTCCCGGAAGGCGAGCACAATTATATTTTCGTTGGCCGTGTTGGCTCGTTCTGCCCTGTAAAGCCTGGCTCTGGTGGCGCTTTACTTGTCCGGGAATCTGGTGTCAATGATGCTGGAGAGAAGACATATGCAGCGGTGACGGGGACGAAAGGCTATCGCTGGCTGGAAAGTGAGATGGTTCATGAACTCCAGATGGAGGACATGGTGGATCGTTCCTACTTTGACAAGATGGCGGATGATGCTGCGGATGCCATCGCTAAACATGGGAACTTCGAGTGGTTCGTAGCAGATGACGCTGGTGAGCCGCCTTGGCAGAAACCCGATATGCCCTGGACTGATATTCAGGACGAAGCAGCAAGAAATTTCGAGGTGAGATAAATGAGAAAGAATTACTGGAATTGGAATATGTGCAATGATCTGTCCACGGCGATGTTTGTAAATGACAGAACAATCGCAATGGCGGTTGACTATGGCCGCCAGTCCACGGAACTGGCCAAGAAGAATGATATCGTGCTGTTCGGCATGTGCCGTGTCAGCATCCGCAAGGTCATCTTCAATGACCCAGCAACCATTGTTCTGTGGTCAGATGGCACCAAGACCGTTGTGAAGTGCGGCCCGGAAGACAGCTACGATATGGAGAAAGGTCTCGCCATGGCCATCGTGAAGAAGATGGCGGGCAATGACAACCACTTCCATAAGGTTTTCAAGCAGTACCCCAAGAAGAAAAAGAAGGAGGCAGCAATCGCGACCAAGACCGTGCATGAGCTTGCCCATATTGTCGCCAGCAAAGCTGAGCGCGGAGAGTAAAAGGCAAAACACACATTATAAATAAGTAAGGAGACTTATATTTATGCGTCAGAAGGTTAACATTGACGATACCCGTTTCATTTTCGATACCAACTTCTCCGGTGACCCCACCCGGGACCGCTTTGGCTCGGACAAGCGCCGGGTCAATATCGTGATTCCCACGGTCGAGCAGGCCATGGATATGCGGGCGATGGGCATCAACGTCAAGGAGACCCATCCGAATCCGGAACGTACCTATGACGACGGCTTTACGCCTACCTACTATGTTCCCGTCACGGTCAACATGGACTCCAAGTGGCCGCCGCACGTCTACTGGATCACTCTGCAGGGTAAGCGTCTGCTGTGCACACCTGAAACTATCGGTCAGCTGGACTTCATTCGTGTCAAAAATGTCTGCTGTCAGGCAAACCTTGTTGAGAAACGCAACGCTCCTGGCGAGTTCACCCTGTACGCCGATGTGATGTACGTTGAGCAGGATGCCGACCCGGATCCTTACGCAGAGCGTTATGCACATGTGAATGCAGCACCAGACGCAGATATGGCCGAGCCCAACGACCCGAACGATATGCCGTTCTAAGGAGGATACATGGAAAAACTGTTTATCAGCTGCCCGATGCGCGGTCGCTCGGATGCAGAAATCAAAGCAACGATGGAGCAGATGCACAGAATCGCGGAAGCTGTTTTCGATACGGAGTTCGAGGTTATCCCGACTTTTATCGAAGAGGATGCTCCCGAATGTGCAAGCCAGCGCCTGTGGTATCTGGGAGAGTCCGTCAAGAAGATGGCCGATGCGGATGCATTTATCGGTATCTATGATAAGGACAAGGAGTTCGATGGCTGCATCGTCGAGAACTACACGGCAAAGACCTATAACATTCCGCAGTATCTGGTTGACATTGCCTATGTCGCGCCTGATGTTGTTAAGAAGCGTATGAAGCGCTTTGTCTAATTGATATTTCCGAGTGCCGGGGTCGGTCCTCGGTTGAATGCTCCAGACGGTGAGTGCCCACGTCGCAAATGGCGTTCTCTGAGGTGACGGCTCGGTTTTATATTTTCGAGAGAGCTTGCGGTGTAGCGCAGGCTCTCTTTTTATTTGGGTCAGTAGCTTAGCCGGGTTAAAAGCTGGCAGCTCATAACTGCTTGATCGCGGGTTCAAATCCTGCCTGACCCACCATGGGCGAGAGCCCTATTATAATAATGTAAGGAGAAAACATTATGGACGAACTGAAAGTGAAAGAAATCGTGGATTATATGGTTGAGCATGGCACTGAGAGCACCAACTATGGCAACTGGATTTTCGGTGTGGAGGATGATCTTGCCGCGTTCTCGGAGATGCCCAATGAGTGGCTGATGGAGCACTACAATGATATCTATGACGAGCTCATTGGCCGCGAAGAGGTTGCAGCTGTGGATGAGGATATGGAGAAGGGCGTGCATCTCTTCAGCATCTACTTCTACACCAGCTTCTGCCCGAATCTCTATGATGAAGAGGGGTGAAAACATGACTATCTACGAAGCGCTCACTGCAGCGCAGAACATTGTGATCGAAAACGGCAAGTTGAGAAAGTCTTTTTCAATGAAAGACGAGCTGGAAGATATCGACACTATCATTGAACTGTCAATGCTCAAGATGAAATATTGCCCTACTGACGCGAAAAAATCATAGTCTTTTATGAAAGGAGATGGTTTGAATGACCAGACAGGTTTATATTTATGGACTTGGTGGAGCAGACAAGATGTACAAGGTGCTTGCCTACCATTTCATTACTGAGGAAGAGATTACGATTACCAATATCGTATATCAGGCTTCCATGCTGAAGATGAGAAATCCCAGCGTGGAAACGGTGTACGCGATTGATAATTATCACGGACTGCGTAATGACTTTAAGGCGAGTATGTATCGGAGCACAATCGAAAACTGCGCTATTTTCAAGAACATACTGGAAACACAAGGCATTCAACTTTACTGACAAGGCATTGAGCTGTGGAGAAATCTGCGGCTCTTTCTTTTTATGGAGGCGCAGAAATGAAAGAAAAATGGTGCACTTGGAAGGTCTTTGAGTATAACGGAAAAGAACTATTTGCCTATACGTTGTTCGGTGAGGGCGAGGAAGAAGAGGAAGCCACAATTGCGTTGCTGGCATACGAGAATCGCTGTAGTCCGGCTTCCATTCATGTGCATATGGAACTGAGGTGAAAGATATTTGTCTGGAGTAAATCTCTACGACTACCAGCTGGATGCAGTCAACCGAATGAAAAATGGCTGCATTCTGTGCGGTGGTGTCGGCAGCGGAAAGAGCCGGACTGGACTGGCTTACTACTATATCAAGAACGGCGGTCGGGTGAATACCAAGCGGTATGTAAAAATGCATGATCCTCCGCAAGATTTGTATATCATCACGACTGCCCGCAAGCGAGATACCTTGGAATGGGAAGAAGAGATGATCCCTTTCATGATGACTACGGACGAGAGCGCGCGGATGTATAAGCACAAAGTTGTAGTCGATTCCTGGAACAATGTTCATAAGTATGTCGGAGCAAAAGATGCCTTCTTTATATTTGATGAACAGCGTGTGGTTGGCGATGGACAGTGGGTCAAGTCATTCTTGAAGATCACAAAAGAGAATGACTGGATCCTTCTGAGTGCTACGCCAGGCGATTGCTGGACAGATTATATTCCGGTATTCGTTGCAAACGGATTCTACAAGAATAGGACACAGTTCAAAAACGAGCATATCGTCTACTCGCGGTTCTCGAAGTTCCCGAAAATTGATCGATACATCAACACAACCCGGCTTGTCAGGCTGCGTGATCGAATTCTGGTGGATATGGACTTCAAGCGGCATACCGTGCAGCACCATGAGACAGTGTATGTGGGCTTTGACCGGCTGAAGTACAAGGAGATTCACAAATCCCGCTGGAACCCGTATGAGAACCGGCCAATCGAAACTGCCAGCGAGTTCTGTTATCTGCTGCGCAAACTTGTGAACACCGATCCGAGCAGGGCAGATGCAATGCTGGATATTTGCAAGACACATCCGCGAGCTATCGTCTTCTACAACTTTGACTATGAGCTGGATATTCTGCTGAATCTGGCATATGACAAAGATGTTGAGGTGGCGCAGTGGAATGGACACAAGCATCAGCCGATACCGGATGGTAAGAAGTGGGTCTATCTTGTGCAGTATAATGCCGGGGCAGAAGGCTGGAACTGCATCAAGACGGACACCATTATATTTTACAGCCAAAATTACTCCTACAAGGTGATGGAGCAAGCATCTGGGCGTATTGACAGGCTGAACACGCCGTATACCGATTTGTATTTCTATCACTTGAAGAGCAGGGCTGGTATTGATCTTGCAATCGGCAGAGCCCTGATGGAAAAGAAAAAGTTCAACGAAAGGAAATTTTATGGAATTTAAAATGGACATCGAAAGAGAACTCGCCTATGCAGTTGTGGACGCTTTCGAGGATTTGCTTGATGAAAAGAACATCGAAATCCCTTGCGCGGATCACTTCGAGGAAGAAGAGCGCCATCATGAAGGAAATGACGCAAAGATCTATGGCACCGAATACTGCGATCTGATTATGAAGGTGATGGATATTTTGAAGGGGCGTGTCAAGTAATGTGCAACCCATCGAAGAAAACAATCAAGCGAATCGACCGGATGCTGAAAAGCAGGTGCAAGGAATATAGAACATTTGGAAATGCACTAAAAATGTACATTTTTCGCAATCCAACGGAAATTGGCTTAGACTATGTGACATTCTGCGGTAAGGATGGATATTTTATCGGAGTCTCACTGGAGGAGCTTGGTGCGTATAATTTCTTCGGCATTTATTCGCCGGAGCAGGTATTGGAGGTTACTTGATGAAAAACCTGTCTAAGAAGCATCTGAAGCAGATTTACAGGCGCAGGAACGGCTTTGGCGGAACTACCGTTATGTTAAGCAAGTTCTTTCGTGCCGCTCCGAACAACCGGGCAGATTACAATAAAATGATGGACTGGCGCTGGAGCATGTGCACAAATGTTCGCTACATGATTCCGGGAGAAAAAATTAAACGGGGTAAAAAAGTAGCTCTGAGATACGAAGGCCTTGTTAAGAGCGGTTATTTCCTAAACGCAGGACTCGCAGATTTAGGAGCTGCGCTTTTGGATGCCACGTCAAGCATCGACGAATTTGTGAAAAACTTTGGAGGGTTAAAAAATGATTAAGGATTCTGGAGACCGCACCGAATTTGAAACCGGTGCCAAGCGTGATATGCATGCAGGGAAGGGCAGAATGGATCTCTTACCTTGGTATGGCATCATGGAGGTCAGCAAGCACTGCGAGGAAGGTGCGCTGAAGTACGGCGAGCACAACGTGGATAAGGGTATCCCGCTGCATTCGCTTCTGGACAGTGCTTCTCGGCATCTGGCAAAGTACATGGTCGGTATGAACGATGAGGACCACCTGCGCGCTGCCTGCTGGAACCTGCTCTGGGCATTGAACCAGCGGGAGACTCACCCGGAGTTGGATGATAGGTTTGCGGTGAAGGTGGAAGAGGCCCGGAAAGATAAAAATGTGAAGCCTAAAGTTACGCTTATTTGCAAAATTTGTGGCGCACGGGAGACACACCCTAAGCGTGCATATGACGACCTGATGCGCGAATGCCCGACAGCCTTAATTCAATGTCCAAACTGCCGTGAATATTCTATGGTACCGGAGGAGGATTATAGGTTTTCGACAGAAGTTAAGCAAGAGTCGTTGGACAAGCTCGCTGTACGCACCAGATGCCTGAAGTGCGGCGACGTACATAAGTTTTACAAGCAGGCATGGGATGATATACCGTACCTTTATGAAAGCGACGTTAAAATCGCGATGTGCCCTTGCTGCCGTGAAAAGACTGCACATTTTGCGATTGAGGAGGCGAAAAAATGAATGACTGGATGCGCGAAGTAAATTATGCGTCCTACTGCCCGAAGTGCAAGAACTTCAAGGTGCTGGAGACGGACGAGCCTTGCAACGAGTGCCTGACGGAGTATGCACGGGAGGGTACGGTAAAGCCCGTGAAGTTTGAGGAGAAAACGCGAAAATAACAGTCTCCTTTATGAGGTGAACTCATATTTGAAAGGAGATATTTACTATGAAAAAAGCATTTAAAGTTGTTGTCAAAATGGTCGGTATGTGTGCCGCTATTGGCTTGGTGCTGGCTGAAGTGGATTACATCAAGTTGAAGATTAACACGATGGGATACAAGAAATGGAAGGCCACTTGGGATGCCGGATACAAAAGCGGACACCGTCAGGGCCGTTGGGATGGACTGACCTCAGCTTATTTTAATGGGTATATCACAAGAAAGGAACATGATGAGTTGGTGAAAAAATCTAAAGGTATCGAGCCGTGGAGAAATATGCGGCTCTTTGTTTTTACCATTGAAGGGAGATGTTTGTATGCAACGCATGAACATTAAATGTTGCCATTGTGGAGACTATACACCGTTCATCACAGAAGAGAACATCGAAGTTATTCCTAAAGTTAATCTCACAAGAACCGATATGGATAGTTTGGGCAATATCGCTGAGGCATTGGGGGAATGTGGTTGTTCGGTTGCGTGTGATTTCTTACGCCAGGTTCAGAGTGAAGTGACCAAAATCATAGAGTATCAGGAGGAACAGTGAACGCTAAATGATATTTACTGAAGAGGATTTGAACTCTCTGAATGCTATTGCTGGACTGTTGGCTTCATTCGGGTGTGATAGCCAGGCTGGCTGCGTGCTTTATATTCAGCATAAAATCGCAAAGACCATGGAGGCTGACGAAAGGAAATGCAGAAATGAGAAACATGTCTAAGAAAACCTGGAAACTCCGGGTTTGGAACCACATGACCGAGATGCAGAAACTGGATATTCTGCTGAAGCACGCTAAGGTTCTGCATACTTATGGACGTCGTTGGCCTGAGATGGATAGACCGGACAATCAGGAGTTTCTTCCGGGCGGACGGCACGATGGTGGTGAGCAAATTGTTGCATATGATGCTTCGGGAAATCGTATCTGGGATGGTGTTTGGGGTTGGGGTTCCTATGGCTTTGAGCAGGGGCTTATCGAGGTGATGGGTGCGCAGCTGCTTGGTCATGATGATGTTGAGGGCTGGCTCACGGCTCGTCAAGTCACAAAGATGTGGAGGTGTAGAAATGCTGCGAAAAATCGCTGAGTATGTCAAAAAGATATTCCGCATGGAGCCGATTCCGGCAACGGTTAACACGCTGCGAGAGGCTTTGCGTGACCTGGAGGTGGCGCGGAATCACTTTGAAAACTGCGACCCGGAATTCGTCACGGCAGCCATCTTTGAGCTGAACGCGGCGGAGTGCCGGGTGGATGCTGTGAGGAGGCGTGTTGGGTGACAACATTCTATTTTTCAGCCTACAAATGCAGTTTGTGTGGGGAAAAATTCAATGATGGTTTATGCTATGTGGGGTTAGGAGATGCCCTAAATCATGTACCTGAATTGGAAAAATATAAACCGGTTCATCACTGCGAACATGGGAATATCGGCTTTGGAGACTTTGCGGGCTTTGAAAGGGTTGATGGAAATGAATGATATTTGGACGAAGCTCGGAGTGTTCCTCGGCCATATGCTGGCTATGACCATAGTTATCTGCGCGTGGCTGATCATCGTTACGGTTACGCTGAAGGTGATTTGGTTTACGATGTTCAGGATTTTGGTGTGAAGTGCTGGAATCCTACAGAAGAAGTTTGGACGTAAGAAAGGAAAATTTACTGTGAGAATTTCTAAGGAAGAATACCTTCGGCGAATCGAATTGCTCGGTCTTGACAAGGCTGATAAGATCCCTGGGTTCACGTCGGCTTTTGTGCCTGCAGACCCAACCGTCAACGATCCCGTATTTTACGGGGGCATCATAAATTATTGGAACGGCGAAACTTGGGCGATTTCGCCTGACCGAAAGCACAAGAAAAGCGGTTGCGGGGAACCCTGGTGCATGGGGCCCTGCCGCTTGTGCGAACGGAAGCCTGAGGTTCTCGCAAAAGGCGTACTGGGCTGGCTTACAGAGGAAAAAAGCTGGTTGCACGGCCTTGAGGCTGAAGCATTTGATTATTTGACAAAAAAGGAGAAGAATTGATTATGAAAATCGTTGAACCTAAGTACGAAATCCTCACTGATATTTCTGAGGGCGGCATCAAGGAGCTGCAGCAGATCGAGCGAGTGGCGCGGGTCTGCTACAAGAGCGAGGACAAGATCACGCCGGACGGTGAGTCGGCAAAGAAGCTGGTGGGCTTTCTGGTGAAGCAGGGGCATGAGGCTATGCTGGAGCATTCTCAGCTGAGCGTGCTGTTTACGTGCGACCGTGGTGTGGCGAATGAGCTGGTGCGGCATCGCATTGCGAGCTTTGCACAGGAGAGCACCCGGTACTGCAACTACTCGAAGGAAAAGTTTGGCGGGGAGCTGAGCTTTATTCGGCCGTTTTATATTGATGTGACCGACACTGACAAGAACTGTGAAAGCGCAGAATATACGCCTGGCAGCACTTGGCTTGATTCCTGCGAATCTGCGGAAATCCTTTATAAGGATATGATTGCACTCGGTATGCGTCCCGAACAGGCCCGCTGCGTGCTGCCGCTGTGCCTGAAAACTGAGATTGTGGTGACTGCCAACTACCGTGAGTGGCGCAACATCTTCAAACTGCGTACTCTTGTGGCGGCCCATCCTCAGATGCGGGAGCTTATGTGCCCGCTGCTGAAAGAGGTACAGAAGAAGATCCCGGTGGTCTTCGATGATATTTACACGTACTGGCCCGAGGATGAACAGACACGGAAAGGCAGTGCAGTGAAGTGATGCGAACTGTGCTGCTTATAAGCATTATTTGGCAGGCCATTGCCATTGGAATGTCTTTCGCTGAGAACATTAGCGAAGAAAAGCAGAGAACCATCATATATATCGGATGGCTCTTGCTTCTGGTTTATTTGATATTGAGGTGAAGTAACAATGAAAAACCGTATTATTTGTGTCTTTGTATGTCTGATGATGCTGGTGGGGTGCCTGTGCGGGTGCTCTGAAGCCGACAAGGTGAACCAGAACCTCTCGAAACAGGCTGACTACTTTGAAGCGGAGCGCCGAATCACGGTCTATAACGCGCGTACGGACAAAGTTGTTCTTGAGATGGAAGGTGCTATGTCCATCTCAAACAACGGCCACAGCGAATTGGTTTGCACCGTGAAGACCGGCCCGAACGAATACAAGAAGAACTATGTGTATTTGAATGAATACACGATGTATGTTGTTGAGGATATTACCGGCACCCATACTGATCCGTACCACTACAAGCTCTATTTCCATACGGATATTCTGCCGGACGTGGAGGTTCGTTCATGAAGATTGACGAGGCCGATGCTGCTAATATTTTGGCAGGACGTTATGTCGATGGGAGTTGGTCATATTCTCAGTCACTAATCTTTGCAAGGAATGACGGTGTATCAAAAGCTGCTTTGGATAGGGCAATTATTCAGTGGCGTAAGACCCTTGGCGAGACTGAGTATATCAAAAACGACATCCGAGAAGGATTGGAGATGCCCACATGATGAGATTTCTACTCTTTGCTTTGATGTGCTGTCTCTACTGGCATGGACTCAGTATGGGATTTAAAATCGGCACTCATCTCAGGAAAATCGATGGAGAAGTACATATCATTGTGCATCCGAAAGATATTTTCTGGATCATTGTCATGCTTGGCTGCTCGGCTCTGACGGCCTGTGTGATTCATCTGTGAGGTGGTGATTTGATGCGACCTCGAACCTATGATTATCTGAAAAGCGTCGGCATTGAACCATGGTTGATGGGATTTAATCCGCTTGGTGAGCTGATCGACATGGTCACGGATGCTTTGCTGGAGGATGAACAGCCGGCGCACATGTACATTTATTACGAACAACTCGGGCAAAAATACGCGGCAAATCCGGAAAGAATGGAGCGGAATATCCGGCATTGCATCTCGATTGGGTGGCGGACAAAGCAATCTGGCATGGAAGATGTCACGAGAAAAGCACTTGTTCGACCGCCTGCACCGCGATATTTTGTCTATCGGAGTGCGGAATATTTGATGGGTTTGGAGAAATAACTGATGAAAATTGGCATTGACAGCAGTTAGAATTTATGTTATTTTTAGACAAAAAGGAGGGACGTTTAATGAAAAAGAATATTATGGTGGCCGTAATCGCAGCGCTCCTAATGTTTTCCGTGACAGTTCCTTGTTATGCGGAAACCGTGGACGTTTTGGATGAAGCGACAAACGGAACAATAACATCCTGGGGAATGCTGGAGGACAATGGGTTCTTCTGCGATTCTGGAAAACAATCTCCATATTATGCCTGGCTTTATACTCCCGGGGGAAACCTTATCATGGAGGGCTATGTCGACTCCTACCGCTACTATCCAGCAAAGGGATATGCTAGTATTACCTTTCAAACGGAAGGGAAAAATAAAGGCTATTATAGTCACCCATCCAATATCATCATGGAATGGCGCGGCGAATAAATAATAAAGGCTCTGGAGTAAAATTCAGGGCCTTTTTCTTTTGCCCACTTTTGAAATTCGTGCCCACTTTTGTTTTGGGTTTTGTGTGTCAGAGACGTGAAATTCTATTCTAGAATAGACGAAAATGACCGTTTGTTCACAAAATATTCACAATTTCTGGCCAAAAGCCCACTTTCTGCCCACTTTTAAAACCAAAAGTGGGCACGAATTTTGGATAAAATATTGCGTAAATACGTTATATTTTTGGAAGAAAAAGCCATTTTGCCCACTTGCCCACTTTTTTTCTTATTTATTTATTAAAAATGAAAAAAATATATATAAGTAGAAAATAAAAGTGGGCTTTTGGGCAGAGACGAAAAACGACCCAAATTAACGAAAAGTTCAAGGCGAAAATCTTGTAAGAACCCAACCAGCGTTGTATACTTGATTTAAATGATGCACACACCGATTAGATGCTTATGAGGTAGTAAAGATGGCTTACATGGACCGCTTTATCAATGACAATGGCTTTGAAGAATGGACCACCACTGATGCAGCAGGGAATGTTGTCCACTGTTATGCGAACCGGTACCGCGAGATTCACACAAAGGTTCCGGTGTGCACCTGCGGACGAAACATGATAGAAGAAGTTCCCGGATATTGGGCTTGTCCGCCCTGCAACATCACGAAAACGGAGGACGAAATCGATCAGGTCATCGAGCTTGATGAATACGAGTCCGCTAACCTTGAACTGAACGAAGACTACGGTAAGTTTGAGTACGATGATGGAAGACGGCTTCTGGCTGGTGTTCCGGATTGGTACTATTTCTATGCAGAACATACCCATGAGGATTGATATTCTCAAATAAACACGACGAAGACGCAGAGCAATCTGCGTCTTTTTCTTTTGCAAGTTTTCCGACAAAAACCGACATCTACCGACAAAAACAAACGCGTAAAATACATGCTCTTTTATGAAGAGGAGAGAGTGTGTCTTTGCACGCTGCTCTTTTTCTTTTTGGAGGAGATTTTATGCTGGAGAACCGATTCAAAACAAACCTGGTAAGAGAACTCAAAGAGCGCTTTCCGGGCTGCATTGTTCTGCACATTGATCCAAACGAGATTCAGGGAATGCCTGATCTCTTGGTTTTGTGCGGAGACAAGTGGGCAGCGCTTGAAGGCAAACGCTCTGCAAATGCACCGCATCGTCCGAATCAAGATTACTACGTTGATCTCATGAACCGGATGAGCTACGCTGCGTTCATTTACCCGGAAAATAAGGAGGAGATTTTGGATGACCTTCAACGATCATTCGCGTCTGACAGGCCAACACGCATTTCTCGGCGCTAGTAAGTATCATTGGATCAATTACGATCCCGAGAAAATTGCAGCGGCCTATACCAGCTTCATGGCTGCGCAGAAAGGCACCGAACTGCACGAGTTTGCAGCAAAGTGCATTTCTCTTGGCCAGAAGCTGCCGCGCTCGAAGAAGACGTTGAACAGTTATGTCAACGACGCCATTGGATTCCGCATGACCCCTGAGCAGGTGCTCTATTATTCTGAGAATTGCTTTGGGACAGCAGACTCGATTTGTTTCCGCGATGATATTCTTCGGATCCACGACCTTAAAACGGGGGTGATTCCGGCGCATATGGAACAGCTGCTGATTTACGATGCTCTGTTCTGTCTGGAATATCGTGTGAAGCCGGAGAAAATTCAGATCGAGAATCGCATCTATCAGTCTGATGATATTATTATCGCCACACCTGAGGCGGATGATGTCAACGTTGTGATGGAGAAGATCCGTGAGTTTGATCCGATTATTGCAAAGCTGAAGATGGGGTGCTGACATGAATCCAGTTGAAAAAGATATTTCGAGCTATTTTGGTATTGAATACGGCGGCGATACGCTGGAGCATTACGGCACCAAGCGTCATTCTGGCCGTTATCCCTGGGGTAGTGGCGAGACGCCTTACCAGCATTCGGGCGATTTTATTTCTCGAATCGATAAGCTGAAGACTCAGGGCATGAGTGAAAATGAGATCCTTGAGGCCATCAATGCGACTCTGCCCGATGAGTACAAGCTGGGTGCCAGCGAGTTTCGTGTGGCAAGAGCCAAAGCCGGCCATGACCGTAAAGCGCTGCAGTGGGATCAGATTCGTGCACTGAAAGAAGATGGCAAAGGCTGGACTGAAATCGGCCAGAAGTTGAACCTGTCCGAATCGACGGTCCGCTCCATGTACCAGAATGGCGTTGGAACCAAGAAAGATCAGGCTGAAAAGATTGCTGACGTCCTGAAGAAGGAAGTTGACAAGAAAGGCATGATTGATATTTCCGAAGGTTCCAACCTTACGCTTGGCGTCTCGGAAGGCAAGCTGGATGAGGCTGTTTATATTCTGGAAGCGGAATACGGCTATAAGCGCTATGGTGTCGGCATCAAGCAGCCGACCAATCCTCGTCAGCAGACAAATATCACCGTTCTGGGCAAGCCTGAGTTCGATCAGAGCTATGCCTACAAGCATCAGAGTGAGATTCAGTCCCTTGGCGACTATCATTCCGACGATGGTGGAGACAGCTTCAAAAAACTACAGCGTCCTGTGAGCATGAGCTCTGATCGTGTGGCGGTGCGCTATGGCGACGAAGGCGGCCTTGCAAAAGACGGTGTTATGGAGATTCGCCGCGGCGTTCCTGATTTGGATTTGGGCAATTCCCATTATGCGCAGGTTCGTATCATGGTGGATGACAGCCACTACCTGAAGGGCATGGCCGTATATTCTGATGACCTGCCGAAGGGTGTTGATATTGTCTTTAATACCAATAAGCCTTCTGGTACACCCAAGATGAAGGTCTTCAAGCCCATCAAGGATGATCCGGATAACCCGTTCGGTGCAGCCATCAAAGCGAACGGCCAGAGCACTTATATTGGTGCCGACGGCAAAGAGCATCTTTCTCCCATCAATAAGCTGAAAGAAGAAGGCGACTGGGACACGATGTCGAAGAATGTTTCTTCGCAGTTCCTGTCCAAGCAGCCCGTTCCGCTCATCAAACGCCAGCTTGACCTCACTATGGCTGACTATAAGGCCGAGTACGATGAGATCATGCATTACACGAACCCGACTGTCAAGAAAAAAATGCTGATGGACTTTGCTGACCAGTGTGAAGGCACGTCCATGACCCTGAAAGCGTCTGCATTTCCCGGTCAGTCAACGAAGGTCATCCTTCCGCTGAATAACATCAGTGAGAAAGAAGCCTATTGCCCTACATACGAGAACGGAACACAGCTTGCACTGATTCGTTATCCGCATGCAGGCACATTTGAGATTCCCGTTGTGACTGTCAACAACAAGAACCTCAGTGGTAAGCGCAATTTGGGCGCGATTCAGGACGCCATCGGCATCAACGCGAAGGTCGCAGAGCGGCTGTCTGGTGCAGACTTTGATGGCGATACCGTTATGGCTATCCCGATGAGCGATAAGGTTCGTATCAACTCAACGAATCCGCTTCCTGGTCTGAAGAACTTCGACCCCAAGACTGCCTACTCTGTTCCGGAAGGCAACCCCAACAATGTTCGTCTCATGAAGAAGGATGAGAAGCAGAAAGAGATGGGAATTATCTCGAACCTGATTACGGACATGACCTTGCGTGGTGCAACGCCAGAAGATCTGGAGCGAGCAGTGCGCCACTCTATGGTTGTCATTGATGCTGAGAAGCATGGCCTGGACTACAAGAGGTCTGAGCGTGAAAACGGCATCCAGGAGCTGAAGCAGAAGTACCAGATCCGGGTGGATGAAGACGGCAATACGAAGTACGGTGGTGCATCCACGCTGCTGTCCCGTCGCAAGCAGACCGTCCGTGTTCCTGAGCGTCGTGGCAGCACACGTATCGACAAGGAGACCGGCGAACTCATCTACAAGGAGAGTGGCCGTACCTACAAGGACGAGAAGGGTAATGTGCATGTGGCTGAAGATGAGGTAAGTCGCATCTCTATGATCAAAGATGTCCATACCTTGTCCTCTGGCACAAAGCAGGAGGAGTTGTACGCAGACTTTGCCAATGGCCTGAAGGCTCTGACTAATCAGGCACGCAAGGAAGCCGTCAATATGAAGGGCATCCGGCGTGATCCGGCAGCGGCCAAGAAGTATGCGGCAGAGGTTGAGTCCTTGAAAGCAAAGTATCAGGCAGTTCTGACCAACAAGCCAAAAGAACGGCGTGCCATGATTATTGCAAACGCCAACATCAATGCAAAAATCGAAGCACAAGGCCTTGATCGCAAAGCCGACAAGAAAGAGATCAAGAAGATCTCTGCTGTTGAGATGCAGCGTGCACGAGATTCTGTTGGTGCAAGCGGTCGGAACTCCAAGATCGTCTTTACGGACAAGGAATGGGAAGCTGTTCAGAATCATGCAATTTCGGATTCGATGTTGACGAAGTTTCTGAACAGTTCTGATTCTTCTGAAATCATCAAACGCGCAATGCCGAAAGCATCGACAACGCTTTCTAATGCCAAATTGAGCAAAGCACGAGCAATGCTTGACATGGGTTACAGCTATGCCGAAGTTGCTGAAGCCTGTAATGTTCCGAAATCCACGATTTATGATGCACTGAAGAAATAAGGTCGAAAGGAAGCGAAAATTATGGTTCGTTGTTTCATTACCACGGTCGATAATCCTTACGATCCGCACGACCAGTTCGATCAGTGGTATCGTTTTGACTGCGACCACGGTTATAACTCCTGTGGACTCCTCGCACGGCTCTCTTATACCTCGGATCAGCTCACGGATAACGAAAACGCCTATGAAATTGAGCGTACAATCGATCAGATCATTCGTGATGATCCTTTAAACCTGTACCGGAAGGTCAAAAAGACCCTCCCCGATGCAGAAAATGACACGACTGCGGCGTAAATCTATCCATTAGACAGGGGAGGGGGTCCCGAAAAACACACCCCCTCCCTAAATCGCGCCGGTCTTTAATATTTCCCCGGGGGTAAAATTGATATTTGGGCTTTGGGGTGTAGACCAAGGCTCAGCATCAATCTCCGGGGATAAAAGGCTTTGATTGCTGAGCAATCAGGGCTTTTGTAAGGGCTTATGAGATAGTGGACACAACCTCCTATGATGGGTTCTCAGACTTTAACCTCCTTTTGCTTAACAAAATTTCTCCTTTCAATGCTTTGCAGGCATCGTTTTCACAGATTTTCTCAAGCAGCTCTCATAAGCCCTTACAAAAGCTCTATAAGTGCTGTAGAAGCCGCCATAACAAAACAGAATCAAGGGCAGTTCGGCCCAAAACCCTTGCGAAAGGAATGAAAACCCATGAAGACAAGAAAGGTCTCATCTGGCGAGGATGTCGGAATGCGGCCGGCGTTGTCTCCAGAAGCACGAGAAAACCAGATGATATCTCTGGCGATGGATCTGGTGGAGAAGCGGCTGCGGGAAGGCACTGCATCTTCAGCAGAGACGACACATTTTCTGAAACTGGCTACGTTCAAGTCCGAGCTGGAAAAAGAAAAACTGGAAGAAGAAAACAAGCTCCTGCGTGCAAAGACCGAAGCGCTGCAGGCAGCCAAGAATACCGAAGAAATGTATGCAGAGGCCATCCGGGCAATGCGTATCTACAACGGGCAGGATGAGGAAGAACCCGATGAGTACACTTAAAAGATACTCAGAGCTCATCCGCTTACAGACATTTGATGATCGGTTCCATTACCTGCAGTTGCATGGAACGGTGGGCTATGACACATTCGGCTTTGACCGATATCTGAACCAGAGCTTTTACCAGTCGAGAGAATGGCGGCAGTTCCGGGACAAGATCATTGTACGGGATGCGGGATGTGACCTTGGCTGTCCTGACCGCGAGATCACAGATTGGGTGATACAAAACGGCAAACCCGTCCGGCCGCGCATTATTATCCACCATCTGAACCCGCTGACGAAAGAAGACGTGATTGGTCATACAGATGCGCTGCTCGATCCGGAGAATGTGATCTGCGTGAGCGACCGCACTCACAAAGCCATCCACTACGGAGATGACACGATCTTAAAGCCTGCATTTGCAGAGAGACGCCCGGGCGATACCTGTCCTTGGAGGAAATGAGATGTATCCGGTACGAAAGTTTAATGTTGCGGAAGCAGCATACAGCACGAACCTGCGGCTGAAGATGCAGGAGGCAGAACACATGGTGCAGTGTATTGCACCGAGCCGTGAGCGCAGTCTGGCGCTGACGAAGTTGGATGAGGCATTGTTCTGGGCAAATGCAGCCATTGCATCCGAAGGTGTAATGGACCATGAGGAATGATAAAAGGAGGAAAACAAAATGAACAACGAAGCTATGATGAACCGCGCAAAGCAGCTGGTGGTGGACTACTTTAACGCCCATGTGGACGTGACCGACGGCAAGAAGCTGACGATGGAGGACGTGTTCATCGTATGGTTCAGCAAAACCCTGCAGAACTGGAAGGCGCTTGTGAGCACCACTGTATCCGACGGGATGTATTACGAGGTCACGCACAACGGCGACAAGTGTGAGACCTATCTGGATGCCTACAAGAAGTGGGACAACCAGCGCATCGCAGACTAAAGGAGATAAATCAAAATGGACAGTATCCTGACCTCAGTGAAGAAGCTGCTCGGGCTGACCGAGGAGTACACGGCCTTTGATACCGACCTTATCATGCACATCAACAGCGTGCTGATGATCCTTCGTCAAATGGGCGTAGGACCGCAGGAGGGTTTTGGTATCGTTGACGCCACGGCGACCTGGAGTGATTTCTGTAAGAACAAAGCTGACATCGAAGCTGTGAAAAGCTACGTGGCAATGAAAGTTCGTCTGCTGTTCGATCCTCCTCAGTCCAGCAGCGTGATGGATGCGACCAAGAGCATGATCAGCGAGCTGGAATGGCGGCTGTACACCGAATGCGATAAGGAGGAAGTTAGATGCGGAAACTGATGTTTGCAGTGGAAGGACAGAAACTTTCCAAGCAGGGCGATTTTTCCGGCATCATGGCCGGAAGCAAAGGGTATCTGTGCTGCCATGTGCAATTGAGAGACAATGATTGGCTCTATGCAAAGAAAGTCATGGTGTTCAATGACGAATACGCTGTTGCGCTGAATGCCGACTTTGAGTGCACTGTGCCCGATGATGTGACCGACGGCAGAAGCTTTAAAGTACAACTGATCGGTCAGACCGGCAAGACCCGGATGAAGACAAATCCGGTGTTGGTTGAGCAGGTGGCGTGATGGCGAGTGTGGAAGAAGTTCTGGCAGCCATGGTCGAGCCGAATCGGGATGAAGAAGAACTGTGCTTTGTGATCGACAAAGACCTTCGACTGATCTCAGTTCCCGAACGAGGCGTTGTTCTGGGCGTAGAGGGAGACAAAGACGTGAATCTCGTCCGGTTCCGGATGTCACGGTATTATCGTGGAACCGATCTTTCGGACTTTGAGATCCAAGTTCTTTACGATAATGCCGAGAATGAGCGTGGCGGCTTTGATGCGGTGGACAAAACGGTCACTGATGATGCAATCAGCTTCACGTGGATCGTGGGGAAAGACGTGGTCTCCTACAAAGGCACTGTGCAATTCACTGTCTATTGCGTGAAAAGAGGAGCAAACGGAAAAATCGAACAGGCATTTGGGACCACTATCGGAAATGGTGTGAGTCTGGAAGGGCTTGTAAACGATAATCTTTGAAAGGAAGTGAACGAATGGCGAGTATTGACGAGCTGCTGGAATCAGCAAATCAGGCAGGATGCGATGACGAGCTTTCGTTCATCATTGACGAGCATTTGCGTATCATCACCGTTCCTGAACGAGGCGTTGTTCTGGGCGTAGAAGGAGACAAGGATGTGAACCGCGTGCGGTTCCGGATGAATCGCTTTTATCATGGGTCTGACTTGTCCGAATTTTGCATCAGGATCAACTACCAGAATGCGGACGGCGACATCAATTATTTTACGGTAACGGAAAAGACCGTGGAGACTGACAGCTTCTGCTTTATCTGGACCGTGGCCGCAGATGCTACGATGGTTAAAGGAACCGTTCTGTTCGTGGTGAACTGCTTTATGACGGATGTCGACGGGGTCGTCCAGAAGGCTTACCACACCACCCTCGGCGCAGGAACTGTGCTTGAAGGTTTGGAACCCTACGAAGGTGGGGATATACCGGAGATTGTGGATTATCTGACGCATCTGAAGAACGACCTGATGATCTATTCCGGTACGCTGGTGACCGGGGCAGAAGATGCAGCAGCGGCTGCTTCACGAAGTGCTGCCGAAGCCGCCAATGCCGAGCGGAACGCAAAATCCTACGCAGATTCGTCCGGCACAAGCGCAGAAGCAGCGGCAACCAGTGCCCGTGCGGCAAAGGTCAGTCAAACTGCCGCTTCGAGTAGTGAGCAAGCCGCTAAAGTTAGCGAGTCAAATGCTGCTACCAGCGCCAATGCTGCTACCGAAGCCGCAACCGCTGCGGAGTCGTCAGAGAAGAACGCAAAGAACTCGGCAACAGAGTCGGCTACCAGTGCCGATGCGGCTAAAGTCAGCGAGACAAATGCCGCTGGCAGTGCGACAAAAGCAAATTCCAGTGCCACGGCATCTCAGAGCAGTGCCGCCGAGGCTGCATCTAGCGCAACCGCCGCAAAGGCGAGTGAGTCGGGAGCCGCCACCAGCGCAAATGCTGCAAAGACCAGCGAAACGAACGTAGTCAAACTGCTGGACAGCATCACAACCTCCTATAACGGAGGGGTTATCGGTTCACAACTTGTGAAGATCCCCGTGACGAGGTGGAGCAAAAGTGATTCGGATGCCGCATATTCCTGTACGCTCGAAAAAGCGGAATGCACGGCGTTTCTGGTTCCGATCGCAACTGTCGAGCCGGACGATGTCCCATCTGCGATCGCAGCAGGCCTATATGGGACCTGTCAGGCGTTGGATGGCGCACTTAAGTTCTGGTCGAAAACAAAACCGACAAAGGAGCTTACGATCGCCGTTGTCTTGTTGGAACCGGATATTAAGCAAAAGGGGTGACGACATGATAGATCTTGCTGTCACGCTGCGCTCAAATGGGACGGCCCAACCGCCCGGCAATACGATTGCTTTGGCACTCGGATACGCCGGAAATCGTGGAGTTTACCGTCTTGCCATAGACCCTCGTGGTGAATGGGAGAACCTTACTGTGCGGGTCTGTTGGCATACTGCATGTGGGAAAACGCTGGGGACATCCCTGGTAAAGGATGGGTTCGTTGACGTTCCGGATATCGTGACACAAAATGCAGGAAAGGGCGTATGCACTTTCGAGGGGACCGATGGTGACGGTGTGACGATCACCAGTGCGGACCTCATGTATATTGTTGCTGCAAATAGTGGAACAGAAGATGGACAGCTTCCTCGGCCCGGAACACCGGCGTGGGAGGCATTTGTGAGAGAAGTGGCCGGAATCAACATCCGGGTTGCAAGTGCCGAAGAAGTAAAAGAAATGTTGGATGAGATTTTTAAGGAGGAAGACTAATGGCAACTTACGATTTATCGCATATTCCTGAACTGCGTGACCTTCAGGACCTGGCAAATCGCCAGAAAGCAAGAGACGAAGCACTGAAGGCACGCGTGAAGGCTCTGGAAAACAAAGGTGGTCAGGCAAACGTCATCGAGACCATCAAGGTCAATGGTCAGGCACAGGCAGTCAACGCCAAGGCTGTGGATATTACCGTGCCCACCAAGACCAGTCAGCTGACCAATGATAGCTCTTGGCAGACCAGCGCACAGGTGGCATCTGCTATTCAGACGGCCATCGCCAAGACTGGCCATGCCAGCTTCCAGAAGGTTGATACCGTACCCGGTGTGGACAGTGCCACCGAAAACGTGATGTACCTGGTGCTGAACCCCAAGACCAAGCACTACGACATCTACGCCAAGATCAAGGGCACAAACGGTAGCTACACCATGGAGCAGCTGGACGACACCACCGTTGACCTGAGCGGTTATGTGCAGAAAGAAAACGGCAAGCGTCTGATGACCGATGCTGAGAGTGCCAAGCTGGCCGGGATTGCCGAGGGTGCAAACAAGTACACCCATCCGACTTATACGGCACGAAGCAGCGGCCTGTACAAGGTGACGGTGGATGCCTACGGTCATGTTACCGAAGTTGCGCCGGTGACGAAGGAGGATATTACAGGTCTGGGCATTCCTGGCACCAATACTACCTATTCTCCCATGAGCGGTGCAACGTCTTCTGCTGCTGGCACAAACGGTCTGGTACCCGCACCTCCTGCCGGGGCACAGGGTAAGTTCCTGCGTGGCGATGGCACCTGGCAGCCTCTCGTTTCCTATGGCGAGGCTACTGCTACCAATGCAGGTCTGATGTCTGCCGCCGATAAGACCAAGCTCGATGGCCTGGTCCTGGCAACTTCCGCCGAGGTGAAGGCCATGCTGGACGAGGTATTTGCGGAGGCATAATCAATGAGTAGCTTTCAGACCATTCTGGCCGGCCTGCGAGATGTTTCGGAGCGAGTGCTGCAGGAGTTGAGCACGCTGACGGTCACTGTGTCTGGTGCAGTTTCAGCATTGGACAAGGCCAAGGCAGATAAGGTTGCACTTACTGCTTTCACCATCCCGACCACAGGCTGGCAGCAAGACGGGGATTATGGTTATCCATATTATGTGGACATCCCTGTCTCTGGTCTGACGGAGAACGATGTGGTGGCAGTCGAAATTACTCCGGCAGGTCAAAATGTCGCAGAGACAGCATGTTTTCTCTCTAGCTCTGAAAGTCTGCCCGGCGTGCTCCGTTTGCGAGCAAAGCATATCCCCACGGCGGCGTTGGCTGCATACTATTACATCATAAGGGAGGACCTTTTAATGGCATTTGGACCATTGGCCGTGGGTACTACGCCCTACACCTTGCCGCCGGCCACGGCAACCACGCTTGGCGGCGTTAAAGTAGGAACTGGCTTGAATATTGCCCCTGACGGCACGCTGTCTGCAGCAGAGCAGTACGCCCTGCCTGCCGCCACGGCAACCACGCTGGGCGGCGTTAAAGTAGGAACTGGCTTGAATATTGCCCCTGACGGCACGCTGTCTGCAGCAGAGCAGTGCGCCCTGCCTGCCGCCACGGCGGCCCAGCTGGGCGGCGTCAAGGTGGGCGACTATCTGGACATTGCCCCGGACGGCACCCTCAGCGGCAAGACCCTCAATGATAAGATCGCTGCCGCCGTGGCGGTAAAGTCGGAGCCCCGGCTGGTGTGGAACCACTACGAAGAAACCGGAAAAAGGTGGAAGACCTACGATATCAAAATGCCAGACGGCCTGGACTACGTGCACGTCAAGACGAAATATAACAGCAGTACCGGCGGGTACGGCGAGGAAGTAGACATTGCAAAAGGCTGCACCGCCAATCATAACTACGGAAATGGCACTGGAATTTTCGCATCCAACACGACTTTCCAGACAAACGGGACCCTGCACTTTGCAACAGAAACGTCGACCGGCGGCTACACCGTAGAGATCTGGCTCACCGGCTACCACTACCCCACCCTTGCCGAACTGCTGACCGAGACCCAGCTGCTGGCCCAGCAGGACAAGCGGTAAGCTAGGAGGCTAAGCATGACGGACTAAAGCCGGTGTATCTTAATCGGCATTGGTGGATGATCGGGAAAATCTGATAGGAGCATAAACCATGGCACTCTCGAACACGGCTACGCCAAAATATTACGGCCGTTTCCGGGAGGCCGTGCTGCGAGGCGAAATTCCTGTCTGCAGGGAAATCTCCATGGAGATGAACCGGATCGATGATCTTATCGCAAATCCGGGTATCTACTACGACGACAAGGCCATGGATGGCTTTGTGAAGTTCTGTGAACGGGAACTGACCCTGACCGACGGCAGTGACATGAAGTTGCTGGACACCTTCAAGCTATGGGCGGAGGAAATCTTCGGATGGTACTACTTTGAAGAACGCACCATCTACAAGCCCAACCCCGACGGCCATGGCGGCAGGTACATCCAGAAGCGCATCAAGCACCGCCTTGTCCGCAAGCAGTATCTGATCGTGGCACGAGGCGCGGCAAAGAGCATCTACGACAGCTGCATCCAGCAATACTTCCTTGCAGTGGACGGACACACGACGCAACAGATCACGACGGCTCCCACCATGAAGCAGGCGGAAGAGGTGCTGAGCCCCATCCGCACGGCACTGGCGCGGAGCCGCGGTCCGCTGTACCGTTTTATGACCGAAGGCAGCATGCAGAACACTACCGGCTCCCAGTCGGCGCGGGTGAAGCTGGCCAGCACGAAGAAGGGCATCGAGAACTTCCTGACCAACAGCCTTTTGGAAATCCGCCCCATGAGCATCGACAAGCTGCAGGGACGGAGAGACAAGGTGGCCACAGTGGATGAATGGCTCTCGTGCCCCATCCGGGAAGACCCCATTGGCGCTATCGAGCAGGGTAGCTGCAAGGTGGAGGATTACCTGATCGTAGCCACCAGCAGCGAGGGCACGGTGCGCAACGGCTGCGGTGACGACATCAAAATGGAATTGATGAGCATCCTGAAGGGCGACTATGTGAACCCGCATGTGTCCATCTGGTACTACAAGCTGGACAGCATCGACGAGGTAAATGACCCCAGCATGTGGGTGAAGGCGAACCCGAACCTGGGAGCCACAGTGAGCTACGAAGCCTACCAGCTGGACGTTGAACGCGCCGAGAAGGCTCCTGCCAGCCGGAATGACATCCTGGCAAAGCGCTTCGGCATCCCGATGGAGGGTTACACCTACTTCTTCCCCTACGAGGAGACCCTGCCGCACCGGCACCGGGACTTCTGGCAGATGGCGTGCAGCATGGGCGCAGACCTCAGCCAGGGCGACGACTTTTGCGCGTTTACCTTCCTGTTCCCGATGGAGCACGGATATTTCGGCGTGAAGACGAGGGACTACATTACGAGCTACACCCTCTCGAAGCTGCCCATTGCAATGCGGCAGAAGTATGACGAGTTCATGCGGGAGGGAACACTTGTGGTGCTGGAAGGCACCGTGCTGGACATGATGGAAGTGTACGACGACCTTGACCACTTTATCGAGAACAGCGGGTACGACGTACGGTCTTTCGGCTACGACCCCTATAACGCAAAGGACTTTGTGGAACGATGGGCCAGAGAGAACGGCGAGTATGCCATCGAGAAGGTGATCCAGGGCGCAAAGACAGAGAGCGTGCCGCTGGGCGAGCTGAAGAAGCTGAGCGAACAGCGAAAACTGCTGTTTGACGAGCAACTGATGCAATTTGCTATGGGCAACTGCATTACCCTGGAAGACACAAACGGCAACCGCAAGCTTCTGAAACAGAGGTATGATCAGAAGATCGATGCGGTTGCCGCTATGATGGATGCGTATGTAGCTTATAAGAATAACCGGGATGCGTTTGAGTGATCAAGATTCTTTGACTGGGGTTTCAATAACCCTCGTTGACGGAACACGCCAGGTTTCATCGGGTGCTAAATCTGCATAACCATTTTCAGCAGCTGTTTCACGTTTCTTTTGAGATGCATGACGATTTCCGGATAGTTTCACTTTGCCACCGCTTACAGGAATTTCTTTTTGCTCATAAGTGGCATCATCCTGCGCCTTGTCATTATTAACTTCAACGCAAGTGGCAGTGGGGGCTGTATCAGACTGATTGTCTTCTACTATGGGAGAATCATTGGCGAACTCGTCGATTTTAGGTTTGACGGCAAGCCAAGTCACACCGGCTAAAAAGCCAACTCCCAATACAGCTGCGAAGCCCTTAGCTATTTTAGGATGTTTTTCCCAAAATGTCTTTTCTGTCTTGACTGAAACAATGGCGGTTTCGTCAGCCGTGTACTCAACGGTGAAAGAGACACCGCAACTTCCGCATTTTCCATTCGTTGGTTTGTCATCGAGAACTTGAAGTTTCTTTCCGCAGCTGGGACAAACGACAGTCATGAAATGCTCCTTTCTATTTTTCCTCACGATGATTAAATCTTTTGGTAGACACTACCGTCTGGACGAAGATAAAGCTCTGTTTCCCTTGAAGGCTTATTCAGAGCATCCGTCATCAAAATAAGAAGCGGAGATTCAGCTTGAGAATTTAGAGCGTCACATACTCGCAGAACTTCGCACTCTTTTTTGGAAACCTCGTTTTTAGTAAGAGGATTTTTCTTCCGGGCCTCAAGCTCTTTGGTCACCTTATCAGAGAATGTTCTCAAAGCACCAATCATGCGGTTTTGCGTAAGAGCGAAAAGAGGTTTGGCATCCGCTTTGATATTTGCAAGATAGGACTCGTTCCAATTTTGTGAATAGTAGGTTTCCATAATTCCGCTGATAGCATAAAGTTGAGAGGCGAGATCAACCCCCTGCTTATTCTGCAAAACAATTTGAGCTTGGCTCTCATTCGACTTGCCAGCGACTGCACTCTCGAGCTGCTCGGTATAAAACTCTATATCAGCAATCGCTTTGGTTTTTGCACGCTGAAGATTTCCAATCGTTGCAATGCACTGAGCATCATTAAGCATAATCGTTGAATAATTTGCCAATGCATATTTCACAAACGTCAGCTCGGAGAGAAGTTCTGTGCGCTTTGAGGTCTGCAGAAATGCAAGAAGGTCATCTAGCTTCTTATTGACTTCGGTGAGTTTTGAGCTGATGTCTGCAAGAAAATACTGTCCTGTCGCAAAAGATGCAATGCTAAACACCTGGAAAGTTGCCAGTGATACCGGATCAGTGCGATATAACGATGCAGTTCCTACAAAATGTCCGGTAGCATCCTTCATAACGGTAGACTGTCCACCCTGATGCAAGTTCATAAGAGAACCCTGAATACCTTTTGGAAACCGAAGAACATAGGTGCTCGATGCTGCCCCCACTGCGAGTTCAGCAGGAACAAGCCGAAGAAGCAAGTTGGCCGCAAGTCCGGCTTGCTCAGGAAATTCAATTTTATGGAATCGCATTGCATCGCCGAAGTCCAGTGGAATATCACATAATGTGATCTCGCAGCTGGAAGACTGAGTGGAAAGCATTTCGGAATCGGACATGATCTGAACCTCCTCGAGTTAAATAATCGCAAAAAGTGGTTTGAATAAGTATAACACGTGGATGGTTACAAACGCAATAGAACAGATAGAAAGAGGATGCCACCAAATGTGGAGATGGACTGATGGTACTCAAGAGCTGTGGCACTACGGCATTAAGGGTATGAAGTGGGGTGTGCGGAGAACGAAAGAGCAGCTTGAGCATGATCGGTATTCAATTGAGGCTCGAGCGGCACGGAAATTCCGAAAACCGTTCTATACATCAAATGGTGTACTTGTAAAAGGACTCTCGATTCATGCCTTGGCTCGCACACAGGATAAAACACGACAGGTTACTCTTGACGGTATGCTGGATGCATTGCAAAAGCCATTAAATGCTGATAAAATAAAAGTACGCTACAATGAAAAAGGCCAGCCAAGCCAGCGATTCATTGGACAGTACGCAACGGTAAATGTAAATCCAGAGAACGGGTGCATCACAACTGTTTGGAAAACAGGGCATGACGCAATCCGAAAATACACGAAAAGGTGATTGAGTATGCTTACCGAGAAACAGATTGAGTTTTTAAGAAGTTTGGGGCTCAACTACGATTATACTAAAATCAATGATTTTTCTGATGAATGGGCGGATATCGAAGAGCGGGTCGGCGACGAACTTGAATACCGAGGTCTGGATGACAATTATTTCCCGAACGAAATCGGAAAAATGTGCGAGTCCATTTTGGATATTATCCCGTAAATACTTTTGACAGAGCGCATCAGCTTCATTGCTGGTGCGCTTTTTGTTTATCGGCAAAGGAGGTGGAATATGACCATATATAATGATGAACTTTATCATTGGGGCATCAAAGGTCAGAAGTGGGGTGCCCGACGCTATCAGAATAAGGATGGCAGCTTAACAGCAGAAGGCAAAAAGAGATATCAGCAGAATGACCACCCTGACTATACCCACGCACACGAGAAAAAGAGCGTCAGAGAATTGAGCGATTCGGAGCTTAATGCAAAAATCAACCGTTTGCAAAAAGAAAAACAGTATGAATCCTTGATTGCAAAACCAGATAGGATTAAGCAGGCAATCGGGATTGCAGGAACAGCAGCAACGGCACTTGGAACCATCAATACGCTCTACAATAACTATGGAGCCGTGACAAAAATTGGAAAAAACATTGTTGATTCTCAAGTGATTCAAAAAGGAATGGCCGCTACAGCAATCTCGGCAGTTATGAAAGTAACCAGCGAACGCTATGATCGTAGCATGCTGGTTTAACCACTCCTGCGCTTTTGAGGAAGGGAAAATTCAAAATGGAAATGAATCTTGGTTCCCGGCTGAAGCACGCCTGGAACGCTTTTCTGAACCGGGACCCTCCCCCGAACTTTGGAGGATATGCAGGCGGGTACAGCTACCGGCCTGACCGGGTGCGGCTGACGCGTGGCAACGAACGCACTTTTGTGACCAGCGTATACAACCGCATTTCGATGGACTGCAGCGCCATCACGATACAGCATGTAAGGCTCGATGACAATGGCCGGTTTGATTCGGTCATCGATTCGGGCCTTAATTCTTGCCTGAATTTAGAAGCCAACATCGACCAGACCGGGCGGGGGCTCATTCAGGACATTGTGATGAGCATGCTGGACGAGGGTGTGGTGGCCGTGGTGCCGGTGGAAGCGGACTACGACCCCAGCAAGAGCAGTGGCTACAAGATCTACTCCATGCGGGTGGGTAAGGTGCTGGAATGGTACCCCGAACACGTACGGGTGCGGCTTTACAACGACCGGACCGGCCAGAAGGAAGAACTGGTTCTGCCGAAAAAGACCGTGGCGCTGATCGAGAACCCGTTCTACGCCATTATGAACGAGCCGAACAGCACGATGCAGCGCCTGATCCGGAAGCTGAGCCTTCTGGACGTGGTAGACGAGCAGGCCGGTGCCGGAAAGCTGGACCTGATCATTCAGCTGCCCTATGTGGTGAAGAGTGAAGCCCGCAGAGAGCAGGCAAACAAGCGCCGGCGGGAGATCGAAGAGCAGCTCCGGGACTCGAAATACGGCATTGCGTGGACGGACGGCACCGAGCGGGTGACGCAGTTGAATCGCAGCCTCGAAAACAACCTTCTGAAGCAGATCGAATACCTGACGAACATGTTTTACAGTCAATTGGGTATTACCATCGAGATCATGAACGGGACAGCGGACGAGGCGGCGATGACCAACTACTACAACCGCATCGTGGAGCCTATCATCAGCGCGATCGTGGACGAGATGAAGCGGAAGTTCCTGACCAAGACCGCAAGAAGTCAAGGCCAGAGCATCCTGTTCTTCCGTGACCCGTTCAAGCTGGCACCCATTGGTACGGTGGCCGAGATGGCGGACAAGTTTACCCGCAACGAGATCATGAGCTCCAACGAGTTCCGGCAGGTGATCGGGCTGAAGCCCTCGAAAGACCCGCGTGCGGATGAGTTGAGCAACAAGAACCTGAACCAGAGCCCGGAAGAGGCGCAGAATACCGCCATGGCAGGCGGCAAGGAAACGGTGGACCGGCTTCTGGCTCGGGCCGCGGCCAGCAGGATATGAGCGGAAGCGAGATAGACGCTGGGAGCCGCAACCCGTGCTCCACAGAAAGGAATGAATATGACGTTCGACTATGACTTTTCCGGCTGGGCGACCAGGGCGAACACCAAGTGCTACGACGGGCTGACCATTGCGCCGAACGCCTTTGCAGGCGACAACGGCAAGAAGGTGCCCGTGGTGTGGAACCACAATCACTCCGGCCCGGAATATGTACTCGGCCATGCCCTTTTGCAGAACCGCGGCAAGGATGGCGTGTACGCCTATGTGAAGCTGAACGACACCAAAAGCGGCAAGACGGCCCTGGAAGCGGTGCGCTGCGGCGACATTGATGCCATGAGCATCTTTGCAAACGGCCTGAAGAAAGCCGGCAATACGGTGATGCATGGCGTAATCCGGGAGCTGAGTCTGGTGCTGACCGGATGCAACCCGGGTGCTCTGATCGACGAGATCGTGGAGCACAGCGCCGACTACAACGAAGATGATGGCTACGAAGCCATGATCTATACCGACAGTGGTCTGAGCCTGACCCATGGCCTGGACCCGGACGACAACCCTTTGGATGAGGGAGAAAAGATCACTCATTCTGACGAAAAGGAGGAAGAAAAAATGGCAGATGCTACTGAAAATCAGGGTAATGAGAAGACCGTTAAGGAAGTCTTCGACAGTATGACTGATGAACAGAAGAATGTGGTTTACGCTATCATCGGTGCAACCAAGAAGAACAAGGGCTCTGACACTGACGATGCAGCAGAAACAGACAAGGAGGAAGAAACCGTGAAGCGTAATGTTTTCGACAATGACAACGAGAAGGGCGTGCTGAAGCACAGTATGGATGAGGTCAACGCTGCCATGGCAGACGGCAAGCGCTGCGGCAGTATGAAGGATGCCTTTATCGCCCACGGCATCGAGGATGTGGAATGGCTGTTCCCGGAGGATCACCTGCTGGACAACCCGCCCCGCATCATTGACAACGACCAGAGCTGGGTCGCAAAGGTCATGGGCGGTGTGCACCATATTCCCTTCAGCCGCGTCAAGAGCATGGCCGCTGACCTGACCGAGGAGGACGCACGCGCCAAGGGCTACATCAAGGGCAACTTCAAGAAGGAACAGGTGTTCGGCCTGCTGAAGCGCTCCACCAGCCCCACCACCGTTTACAAGAAGCAGAAGATGGACCGCGATGACATTGCAGACATCACCGGCTTTGACGTGATCGCCTGGCTGAAGCAGGAGATGCGCACCAAGCTGAACGAGGAGCTGGCTCGTGCCTACCTGATCGGCGATGGCCGCAACGCTGCTTCCGATGACAAGATCAACGAGGGCAACATCCGCCCCATTGTGAGCGATGACGACTTCTACACCATCAAGGTGGAGGCCCAGGTCGCTTCCGGCGCAGACACCGAGACCAAGATCAAGGCTGCCATGAATGCTTCCCTGAAGGCCCGCAAGGACTACAAGGGCAGCGGCAACCCGACCCTGTTCACCACTGAGGACAACCTGACCGACATGCTCCTGCTGGAGGACAAAATCGGCCACCGCCTGTACAAGAACGAGGCAGAGGTTGCACAGGCCATGCGTGTGAAGGAGATCGTGACCGTGCCCCAGATGGCCGGCCTGAAGGGTGCCAAGGGCGGCGAGCTGTTTGGCATTGTGGTCAACCTGACCGACTACACCGTGGGTGCTGACAAGGGCGGTGCCGTGAACATGTTCGATGACTTTGACATCGACTACAACCAGCAGAAGTATCTGATCGAGACCCGCTGCTCCGGCGCACTGACTGTGCCCTTCAGCGCAATGGCCATCGAGTACAAGGTTGCCTGAGAAGGAGGAAGAACCATATGCTGAAGAAGTTCTATGAGCATGGCAAGGATCTGCACGTTGCGACTTACATGGTCTACGGCAAGACCGCTGACCACAAGCTGTACGCGGACAAGGCTCTGAAGGAGACCGTGATTGCCGCTGAAATCGAGGACGCCTTCAAGAAGGGCCGTCTGGTGATCGTGGAGGGTGCAAACTACCTGGTGCCCGTGGCCTTTGGCACCGCCGGTGTGGTGACCATGGACACCGCTTCGACCCTGAAGGCTGTGACCTGGACCGCAAGCGACCCTACCTGAGCGGCGCTGTGCTTGACCAATTTATCCTGAACAAGGATGAACTGGCATAAGCGCCGCAGAAAATTCAAAATGGAGTGAAAGTGCAAGATGAGCAAGTGGTTTGGGAAGCTGGGATTCGTAACGACCCAGGAGACAGAGCCGAGCGTCTACTCGGAGATCGTAACAGAGCGTGACTGTTACGGCGACCTGACACGGAACACGCGCAGGTTACAGTCCGGCGACAAGGTGAACGATGATATCAGCCTTGCGAACACGCTGAGCGTCATCGCAGACCCTTACATCACCGAGCACTTTTGCGATATCCGGTATGTGACGCTTTACGGCGGCAAGTGGAAGGTGACCGATGCGGCGGTGGAATACCCGCGTGTCGTGCTGACGCTGGGAGGGCTTTATCATGGCAGTGAAGCTGAGTGAGAGACGCTCCGAGCTGGACAAGTACCTGCGCAGCATCGTGAAACAGCGGTGCGGCAGCGAGAATGTGTACTACCAGCCCCCGGCAAACCTGCAGATGAAGTATCCCTGCATCCGGTACGAGCTGAACAAGCTGCGCAACCTGCATGCAAATGACAAGGTGTACCGGCAGACAGTCCACTACACCATTACCGTGATCGACCCGAAACCGGACAGTGAAATGACGGCGGCCGTGAGTTTGCTTGAGAAGAGCACCCACGACCGCCATTTTGTTTCGGACAACTTATACCACGACGTATTCAGCGTGTGGTACTGACATCATTTTCAAAGGAGGAAATGACTATGCCTAAACTGATTTGGGATGCTGATGGTGCGCGGAAGTTCTCCATGGGCGTGGAAAAGGGCGTGCTGTACCCCAAGGCCGACGGCGGCTCCGGCTATGACAACGGCGTTGCCTGGAATGGCCTGACTGGCGTGACCGAGAGCCCCAGCGGCGCAGAGCCCACCGACCTGTGGGCCGACAACCAGAAGTATGCCCGCCTGATCTCCGGCGAGGACTACGGTTTTACCGTGGAGGCTTATACCTACCCCGATGAGTGGGAAGCCTGCGACGGCTCCGCCAGCCCGGTGCCCGGCGTGACTCTGGGTCAGCAGACCCGCAAGGCCTTTGGCTTCAGCTGGCAGACCAAGGTGGGCAACGACCAGAACCCCGACGCCGGCTATGTGATCCATGTGGTATGGAACGCCACTGCACAGCCCAGCGAGCGCACCCACGAGACCGTGAATGACAGCCCCGATGCTGAGACCTTCAGCTGGGAGTGCGGCACTGTGCCTGTGACTGTGACCGGCTACAAGCCCGTGGCCTGCATGAGCTTTGACAGCACCGTTCTGGATGCCAAGAAGATGGCCAAGATCGAAGAGAAGCTGTACGGCTCCGCAAGCGCAGAGGCCACTCTGCCCACCCCGGACGAGCTGATCGCTTTGGCGAAGGAAGCCGCCTGATGAAAATCAAAATGGAGCAAAGGAGAACCCATTATGCTTAAGAAGACCATTACCTACACCGATTACAACGGTGTGGAGCGTACCGAGGATTTCTACTTCAACCTGACCCGCGCCGAGCTGATGGAGATGCATCTGACCACCGACGGCGGCATGGATGACAAGATCAACGGCATCATCAGGGCCAAGAGCCAGAAGGAGCTGGAGAAGCTCATCAAGGAGATCCTGCTGAAGAGCTATGGCGAGAAGAGCCCGGACGGCCGCAAGTTCTACAAGAACGATGCCATCCGCGCCGACTTTGAGGCAAGCCCTGTGTACGACGAGATCTACATGAAGATGTTCACCGACGAGAAGTATTGCGCCGAGTTTATGAACGGCGTGATCCCTGCAAGCCTGCGCCAGAACGCAAACCCTGCTCTGGAGATGGCCGCAACCGGCAGCGCAGCCCCTGCTCTGACCCGGGGCTGATAAAAACTTGATTTTGCCGCTCTGGCGGCGAGGATGCCCGCGTAAAAAACGGGCATCTTTTTATTTTTCTATCATTTGCCCGGGTGACCGGGCCACATTTGAACAAAACAGGGAGGCAGCGCGATGCTGGAAATCACAGTACCCGGCCTGGAAGACTGGGATGAACGAACCAATGAGTTCGTGCACACAAAACCTACGGTGCTGCGATTGGAGCACAGCCTGCTTGCCCTGTCCAAATGGGAATGCAAGTGGCATAAGCCGTGGCTCGACCCGTCGAAGCCGAAGACACAGGCGGAGCTCTACGACTACATCCGGTGTATGACCGTGACGCAGGGCGTGGACCCGAACGTTTACCGGCGGCTGACGAAGGAGAACCTGGCAGCCATTCAGACATATATGAACGACCCGATGACCGCAACCACCTTCAAGGAACGAAGAGGAGCAAAGCGGCGGTCACGATTCCAGACCGCAGAGACGATCTACGCCTCGATGTGCGAGTACGGCATCCCGTTCAGCTGCGAAAAGTGGCATTTGAACCGGCTTTTGACTCTGATCCGGGCCTGCAGCGAAGAGAACATGCCCCGGGAAAAGATGGGACGGCAGGAACAGATGGCCCGGCAGCGGGAGCTGAACGCCATGCGGAAAGCGAAGTACCACACGAAGGGGTGACGGAATGAGCAGAGTGATCGAAATGCGGCAGAGCGGTGACTTTAAGAAAAGCCTGACCTTTCTGACCCATCTGCGGACGAGAAACATCCGGCCCATCTTGGAAAAGTACGGCCAAAAGGGCGTGGAAGCGCTGGCAGAAGCCACCCCGAAGGCAACGGGAAAGACCGCCGCCAGCTGGGGCTACGAAATCAAAATGGAGAAAACCGGGGCGACCCTTTGCTGGAAAAACGCAAACATCGTGGACGGCGTGCCCATTGCGGTGATTTTGCAATACGGACACGGCACCCGAAACGGCGGGTATGTGCAGGGCGTGGATTACATCAACCCAGCGATGAAACCGGTGTTTGATGCCATCCGGGATGAACTGTGGAAGGAGGTAACGAAGTGAGCCAGGAAGTGGACCAGCGCGTTGTGGAAATGCAATTCAACAATGCGCGATTTGAGCAAAACGTGCAAAAAACCCTTGCCAGTTTGGCAAATCTGAATAAGAGCTTACGTTTCGACGGAGCCGAAAAAGGTTTCAACAAGATTGAAAATGCCTCCGAAAAAGTTGATTTTGGGCAGATGACATCGGCACTTGAGACCCTAAATTCTAAATTCTCAGCTTTGGAAATTGCTGGAATAGCCGCCTTAACCAAAATTACAAACCAAGTGGTAGATGCGGGTGAACGGCTGGTAAAAAACCTGTCGATTGACCAGGTATCCGCAGGTTGGGATAAATACGCGCAAAAGACAGCAAGTGTTCAGACCATCATGAATGCAACGGGTAAGTCGATTACTAAAGTGAACTCTTACCTCGATAAGCTGATGTGGTACTCGGATGAGACAAGCTATGGCTTCACTGACATGACGGCATCTTTAGGACAACTTACCGCAGCAGGCGGCGATGTTGACAAACTGATTCCGATGATCATGGGCATTGCCAATGCCACAGCCTATGCCGGCAAAGGGGCCAGTGAGTTCAGCCGAGTGATTTACAATCTGAACCAGAGCTACAGTCAGGGGTATCTGAACCTGATGGACTGGAAATCGGTTGAGCTGGCGGGTGTTGCTACTGCAGAATTGAAGCGACAGATCATTGCAACTGGTGTGGAGCTAGGCAAAATTAAAGAAGGCGAAGTGACGGTCGGCACCTTTCAGACCACTCTTGCAAAGAAGTGGGCGGATAAGGAAGTCATGGAGCAGGCCTTTGGCAAGATGGCTGAATTCACGCAGGCAGTCAAAGATCTGATGGATCGTGAGCCTGATAAGTATACTACGGCATCGAAGGCTATCGACGAATTAGCCGATAAGTACGATGACGTCACCGTAAAAGCGTTTAAAGCCGCACAGGAAGCAAAGAGCTTCGGTGAGGCTATCGATGCAACAAAAGATGCGGTGAGCACGGGTTGGCTGCAGACCTTTGAAATTATATTTGGTGACTATGAAGAGGCAAAAGGCTTTTGGAGCGACCTTGCAGACGAACTCTATGACTTGTTTGCTGAAGGTAAGGATCTTAGAAATAGCATTCTCCATGAGGGATTTGATAGCGGCTGGACGAAACTGCTGAGAAGCGGCCTCGGTGATGTTGGAGATATTCTGGAATCAGGATTGCAGGAAGGCTTTAATAAGGCTGGAATCATTACGGATGACGATATCGAAAAAGCTGGATCTTTTCAGGAAGCGCTTAGTGTCGCATTACGGACGGGAAAGATTGATGCGGATAACTTGGAGCAGGCTATTCGAGGTGCTGCTGATGGATATGAAATCCTTCTTGATAAAAGTGATGCAGAACTGAAAAAACTCGGATACACCAGGGACGAAGTCGAAAAGAACCATGAAGCCTTCGCCAATTATGTGAAGAAAATTGACGACGGTGAATCTTCAATCGAAGAATTTGCAAATCAGATGGCACAGACTTCTGGCCGCGAATATTTCTTTCGGGGAATTCTAAATATTTTAAAGGGAATCGGATCGGTTCTTTCTCCAATAAAAGAGGCTTTTAATGGAATTTTGGCACCGACGGGCAGTGGCATCTACGATACATTAAAATCGTTTGACCAGCTGACGAAGAAAATGAGCATCAGTAAAAGTACCTCGGAGTATTTGCAACGTGCATTTTCCGGCGTATTTGCAGTTCTGAAAATGGGTCTGACTGTGATCAAAGGAGCAGGAAATACCCTTTGGACGGTGCTGTCAGCATTTGAACCGGTTGCCAAGAGTGTTATGAAAGTCGCTGCTGGTCTCGGAGACTATTTCGTAGAACTTGAAAAATCGTCTCATATCACGGAAACATTTGGGAATATTGCAAGCGCTATCACCCCGGTTCTTGAAACAATATCTGGCGCTATTAAATCGGTTATTGAATGGATTGCTGAGCTTGGCGCCAAGACGAGTATTGTGTTCGATCCGATTAAGACTGTGGGCGACTGGATAAAAAGATTTATTGATTTCGTGATACCTAAGTTAAAATGGCTGACCGACCAGCTCGGAGAAATTTTTAAAGAGTTGGGAAGTGGCGCGGCGGGTGCATTTAAAAATCTGGATGGAAATACCATCTGGGGATTCGCAAATACAGGGATGATTGTTGGTCTTATTGCGGGGATCAAGGGATTCTTCAACGCATTTAAGGATATCGGTTCAACAATAAAGGACACCATTGGCAGTGTGGCAGAGCTTCTTAACAAGCTCGGAGATGCTGTATCTGCATGGAAAAATAATAAGAATGCCGAGACACTGAAGACCATCTCAACCGCGGTGGCCATTTTGGCAGGATCTCTTGTTGTACTATCTCTGGTGAAACCGGAGCGATTGGCAGCATCTGTGGCTGCGATGACAGCACTTTTTGCGGAACTTCTGACTTCGCTTGCGATATTTGATGAAATAACGAAAAAAACGAAGAAGGTTGGAAAAGGAACTACAGCGATGGTCGCTATGGCCGCAGGGGTTCTTATTCTTTCGGTTGCGTTGAAAAAGATTGCAGCTGTTGATTCGGATAAACTTCTCGGTTCAGTAATAGTGCTTGGCGCTGTGATGGCTGAACTTGTCACAGTTCAAATTGCAATTTCAAGGTGGGCAAAAGATGGCACCAAGCACGCAACCAGTATGCTGATTATGGCCGCATCGGTACGTGTTTTAGCAGGAGCGGTTGAGCAACTTGGCAATCTCAAGTGGGATCAAATAGGGAAAGGACTCACTGCGGCTGGTGGATTACTTGCAGAAATTGTCACATTTTCTGCTTTAAGCAAGTTTAACGGATTGTCGCTTGGGAAGGCGGCTGGAATTCTGATTCTCGCCACAGCTTTAGCAGTCTTGGAAAAATCGGTTTCCAAATTTAGCGAAATGCCAGTCGATAATCTCAAAAAGGGCCTTGCCGCCATCGGGGGATTGTTGGCAGAGATTGCTGTGTTTGGTGTGATATCGTCTCTTGCCGAGCACATGCTCTCAACGGCAGTCGCACTGACAATATTATCAGGTGGAATTCTGATACTGTCTAATGCAATGACTAATCTTGGCAGCATGACGATTGATCAAATCGGTTTGGCATTAGCTGCATTGGCAGGCGGCCTGATTGAAATGGGTCTCGCTTTGACTTTCGTAAAAGGTTCGTTGGGCAGCGCTGCATCCTTCCTGGTTATGGCGGTGGTGTTAAACGCTTTGGTTCCTCCGATAAAAGCACTCGGTGAGATGTCGCTTACTGAAATTGGTCATGGCTTGTTGGCGCTTGGTGGAGCACTTGGAACCTTTGCAATCGCAATTGGCGCGCTCTCACTTGCGGGTCCTATCGTGGTTGCAGTATCTGTTGCGCTTGGCCTGCTGGCTGGAAGTTTTGCATTGCTACTTGGAACGATGGCCGCTGTAAGTCTCATGCCGGTAAAGATAAGTGCACTCATTGGCGCGCTTGCATCACTTGGTGCGGCTGTTGGCGTTTTCATTGCGGGAGTTATTGCTGGTCTTGGCAGTGCTATCGGTGGTATTGCAACTGGTATTGCAGAAATTATTGTGGCAGTATGCAATGCCATTGTTAAAGCTATACCTGCAATTGGAAATGTCCTTATTGCCGTTATTACAGCTCTTTGCGATGTTCTCATTGCATGCTTGCCCAAAATCGAGACTACATTGGAAACGCTGATTTATGCTTTGTGCGATGTGCTAATCAATTGTACTCCTAAGATTTTGGAAACAATTGATTCTGTTATTGGCTCAATATTCAATTATATCGGGTCGAAATTCGGAGCGCTTGGCAAGTGGATTGGCGAAAAGATTCAGAGTGCATTCAAGAGTGAACATGGTGTTGATCCTCAAAGCAGTGGCGAGTATGTCGCTGAAGGCTACGCCAAAGGCATCGAAAAAGAAGGAGATAAAGCAGTCGATGCTGTTGAGGAGCTGGCTGATTCCCAAAATGATGCATTCAATGACTATTGGGGGATTGCTTCTCCCGCTAGACTTGCCATCGAAAATGCAGGTTACATTGTCAGCGGTCTTGTTGAGGGAATTCAAAATGGAACCCCTGCCGCAGAAACGGCGATGTCCATTCTCGCTCGGAGTATGGACAATGCTTTCCGAGATGAAGTTGGTATCCATTCTAATGCAGATGACGGAATCGAAAATGGTGAGTATTACGATGGTGGCGTAATCGAAGGACTTGAAAATAAGGCATCAGATGTTGAGGATGAAGCAAGAGATGTTGGCAGGAGAACTGGTGCTGCCTATAAAGAAGGTCTCCAGGAGGAGCTAAGCAATGCACTAAATGATCCGTCTCTGACTCCGCAGGAACGACGCCAGTTACAGATGGACCTTCGCGATTCCGGTTTGAACGCAATTCCTGCAAAAAAGAAAGCAGATGGCTTCGACTGGACGTCGCTGTACGGAAACCGGGAAAATCCTGATGCGGATTCTGGAAACACTGATGGCTCCGGCGGAACCGGTACGGGCAAGAAGAAAACCAAATCTTCCACCAAGCAGAAGACCGTAGCCGAACAGATCACGGAAAAGTACAAGACCCAGCTGGCGGCCAACAAGACCCTGAAGGACACGGTAGACGAAGAGTACGACCTGTGGCTGAAGGAAAACCAGTACAGTGCCTCGGTGGACGAGCTGCTGGCCAAGAAGACCGAGAATGCCGCAGCGGACATCCAGCACCAGACCGACCGGGTGGCCATTGCACAGGCGAAGTACGACGAGCTGGCCAAGCGCTGGGGCAAGGATAAGACCGAGACCAAAGAGGCCTACCTCGACCTGCTGGAGGAAAAGACCAGTCTGGCCGACCTGAAGGCAGAGCAGTATGTGGGCCTCTTTGACGACGTGACGAAGCGCTACGACACCGACCTCGACACGCTGGAAAAGGAATATGGCCTGTGGACGGCACAGAACGACAAAACAGCCACCCAAACCGACAAGATCAACCGGGAAACCGAGTACATGACGGCGGAACTGGCCATCAAGGAGAAAAAGCTGGCCAAAGCGCAGGAGCAGTATGACGCCCTGAAGGCTCAGTATGGCGAAGAAGACATGCGCACCATGGAAGCCTGGAACGATCTGCTGGACGCCCGCACCGAGGCACAGGAACTTCAAAATGATCTGGCACAGCAGGAACTGAACCTGATCGACGCACAGATCGATGCCATTTCGACTGCCCAGAGCCGGATGCAGAGCCGCATGGACATCCTGAACACGGTGTACAGCGACGGCGACCTCTCTCAGCGGGAGGATGCCTACAAGTCTGCCGTGGAGGAATACGGCAAAGACAGCGAGCAGGCAAAGAAGGCGCAGTTCCAGGGCACGACGACGTCCATTCTGGGCGTGGTGACGGCCCTGAAGAACATGAACTTCCAGCTCAAGGAGACGGCGAAGTATCAGGAGATCCTCAACTCAGAGAATGCAACCCGGGAGGAGAAAGAAGCCGCACAGGACAACCTGCTCTCCTCCCAGAGCGCCTTCCTGGGCTTTGCATCCAACCTGGCCGAGGCCTTTAATCTGGAAGATGAAGGCAAATCCATGGTGGTGAAACTTGCCTATGCCGTGCAGAAGAACTGGAAACCCCTGAGCGAGGGTCTGACCAAGGCATGGAACAAGGCATCGCAGAACCTGCCGGAAAACGTGAAGACCGGCCTGTCCAATGCATTTGGCGCGGCCTTCAGCGACGAGGGCATTGAGATCGGAACTGAGTTCACCTCAGCTATCGTCTCGGCCCTGCAGGGAGACTGGGCCGGTGCGGCAGTGTCCGCTGTGACGGCGGCGCTGGACTTTATGGGCACCAACGAGGGCAAGAAGATGCTGGAAGGCGTCGGGCAGCTCTTTGACAAAGCACTGCCTGCATTGGAACAGGGCTTTGGGCAGATCGTAGGCATCGTGCAGAACGCAGGCGGCGAGATCACCGGATTACTGGCTGGAGCAGGCGGAATCTCTGAAGTGGCAACCGGCGTGGTTGGAACCATTGGCGGGGCATTCAGCAGTCTGATCGGGCTGCTGCCGGAAATCTGGCCCTTTATTCTGGCGGGAGGCATCATTTTGGCGCTGCTGGGCGGCATTGCGGCCATTGCCATCAAGCATGCAAAGGATAAAAAGCAGTCCGACGCGGCAAAGGACGCCGGTTCTGACCTTGACAAGGACTTTGCGGACGGCATTACCGACGGCAAGGACACCGTGGACGACGCCATCAAGGACATGACCGACGATGCTACGAATATTGCGATCGCTGCGGTTGGTGCCATCAAGCGGGTGACAGATGATGAATACGAGTACACGCCCACCATCAGCCCGGTAGTGGACCTGACCGACGTGGACGAGAGCACCGATATCATCAACCGGGCCTTTGACAATGTCAGTCTGGACGGCGGCACAACGAAACGTCTGGCGGCTCAGGTGGATGCTGCGGCAGAACTTCAAAATGGAGTGAAAGCCCAGTCCAATGCCGACCTGTTGAACGCGGTGAACGCACTGGGCGGACGGATGGACGGCGTGGCGGACAGTATCCACGGCATGAGCGTGGTAGTGGACGGCAAAACCACCATCGGGTGGATTGATGCAGGGCTCGGCGCAAGAGCCGCAAGAAGGGCAAGGTGATACCATGACATTGAGACGTGTGGGCGATATGGAGCCCGGGAGCATCATCCAGCTGCGGGAAAGCGGCGTGGCAGTGAACTTCATCGTGGCGATGCACAACTATCGCAGTGCCGGAAAAACCTTGCTGGTCCGTCAAAGTGGACTTCCTGCAAGACAGTTCATAAATGATTCCGGTTACTATGGCGACTACACATACACAGGCAGCGCTCTGTCGGATTATCTGGAAGGTACCTATCTCCAAAGCCTTGAACAGCGTGACCTTGTGGAATCGACGGATCTCGGAGATGCAGGAGCACACAAAGTGTTTGCGCTGCATTATCGGGAATTTGGTTTCAAACTAAATACTGACAGCAGCAGTTATTCCGGGCCGCTCCTTGAACCGACGGTACGCTACGCCATCTGGAAAAACTGGATGGGAAGCACTTACTGGACACGTGTCGAAGCAATGTACGAGGACAGCGATGGTGAATCGCACCAGTGCTATGCCTATTACTTTTCGCTCGACACCAAGGGAAATGTCAGTCTGGATAACCGTTCGATGCGCGACAGCTGCGGCGTCATGGCATGTTTGTGCATTTCAGCTGACTGCACACTGGACGTGGAAGGTATTCTGCGGGACAAGTGCGTGCCTGAGTTGACCAGCAGCTACTTCGAGATGAAGAGCGTGATCGCAAAGCGGAGTCCGTTCAAGCTGCCATACAGCATCCGAGACAAGTACGGCGATGTGATGACCGTGACCGAGAGTGTGGATGGGAACGTATGGCGGACCTTTGAAGGATATTCCGGCGAGAAGTACACCTTTGAACTGACAAAGGAAGCCTTTGACCAGCTGGAAGGCGAAGCAAACCATACCGTGACCGTTACAGTGACCGACGGATGCTCGGAAGTGACTGGGACTTATACCTTTTATAAGAGTGTAAGTTCCGGCTACCGTGTATTCGTTGGTACCATTACCGGAAAAGGGAACGGATATTACTGGAGCAAGCGTGAGCTGCTGCACGATGCCGCCGACACGGAAGACCGGTTCGTACTGGAACCCGACCTGATTCTGGAAAAGAACGATCCTGGGAGCTTCTCATTCAAAGTGCCCGTCACAAACCCTGCACGGAAGCTGTTTCAGCTGAAGAAAGCGATCGTGTCTGTGGAAGAGGACGGACAGGAGATCTGGTGCGGGTATGTGACCGAGATGACGCCGGACTACGACCTGAACCTTGAAATCTACTGCGACGGAGAACTCTCGTACCTGGGAGACATGCCGTGCAAGGTGGAAAACAAGGTGTACACGGTGGATGAGCTGGTAACGCTGGCCACGACCTGTCCGGACAGCCGTTTCCGCACGGAAGGACGTGTTTTCCTGAAGGGAAATGTGACCGTGACGAAGCCGGACGACAAGAAGGACGACAAGGATGAGACGAGCTATACCACCTGCTGGGATGCTCTGAATACCTGTCTGGTCGAGAAGTTCAACGGGATCTTACGTCTGCGCAAGATTTTCAAAATGGAAAACGGCCTGAAGGTATATTACCGCTATCTGGACTATCTGAGCGATGTGCCGGATATTACGGAGCAGACCATCGAGTTCGGCTCGAACCTGCTGGACCTTTCGTACTACATGAAGGCGTATTCCATCGTGAATTCGGTGAAGGCATACGGCTACACGACCACCGGCTGGTGGATATTTGAGAAAACGAAGCCCATCGAAGTGACCGTGAACAACGAAAAGTCCATTGAGCTGTATGGCCTGAGCCAGCGCTGCATCATTGTAGATGGCAAGAAGTCGGACACGAACTCACTGAAAAAGGCGGCACAGACCGAGCTGAACAAGCAGGACAGCGGCCTTTCCGGTGGCATCAAGATCAACGCAGGTGACCTTGTGGACGCCGGTGTGGACGTGGACCGGCTGGGATTCCTTCGCAAGACCCGCATCCGGAGTGTGCCGCACGGCATCGACGACTGGGTGCTGTGCACAAAGGAAGAGATCCCGCTGGATGCGCTGGACCAGAAGAAGTTCACCTTCGGCGACACGGCAGAGAACATCACGGCCAGTCTGGCTGCGGGTGCTACCACGGCTGGAAAAGCCTGGAATGCGGTCCAATCGGCCATCGGTTACATCAAGAACGGAGGATGAGACATGTATCACAGTGTGGTCATCCGCGTGGATGATCGGTTTATCAACACCTACGACGACTGGCACCTGATCCCGTCCAGCCGTCCGGTGATCGCGCCGCCGATCGAGCGCACAAAGTTCGTGACCGTGGGCGGCCGGAGCGGCAGTCTGGACTACAGCCAGAGCCTGACCCACAAGCCCATCTTTGACAACCGGACCGGCAAGATTGAGTTCTACGTTGAAAACGACTGGTGGGACAACTGGGAAACGGCCTATACGACGATTCTGGATGCTCTGCAGGGCAAACGTGTAGAGCTGGCGCTGGAGGACAACCCTGCGCACTGCTACAAGGGTCTGCTCTGGGTGAACACCTGGAAGAGCCAGAAAGGCAACTCCACCATCACGCTGGAGTACAACCTGCAGCCGGATCGCATCGACCGCCCCGTGAAGCAGCTGGTTCTGAACCGGACGAGTGTAACACTGGAGAAGGGCATGAGCTTCTCGCTGCTGGTTGGCATTGTGCCGGCCGATACGTTCTACCGCAAGCTTCAGGTGACGACTTCCCAGCGAGGCATTGTGAGCATCGGCGACGACGGACGGATCACGGCGCTGAAAAATGGAGCCTGTACGATACGGGCAGAACTCGGCGGCACGGTTGCAGAATGCGCTGTGCGAGTGCAGAATTATGGCTTGTGCAAGGTGGAGAATGAGCTGGCGAACTGCCGGAACGAGAATCTGGATGAAGCGGTTCTGGAGGAGTCCTCGTATACGGCGAAAATCATACCCGACAACGAGTATGATATTTCGACCGTGACGGTGATGATGGGCGGCGTGGACATTACGAAAAGCGCCGTGGCCATCGCAGACGATAAGCTGTCGGCTTCCATCCATGTGGAGACTGTGACCGGAAAAATCAAAATAACGGCATCTGCAGTGCAGGGCAAATGGTACGATGTGATCTATTCGCTTAGCAATGTGACACTGGACAGCGCACCAAAGCGTGCAAGGGCAAATGATATTCTGACGATAACCGGCACGGCAACGAGTGGCATGAGCATCTACAATGCGGTCGTAACGAACCGGACGGAGGATGTTTCGGCTGCCGGAACGTCATACACGAGCCTTTCGGAAGTGAAGGTAGAAGTGACCGTGAAGGGGACGATTTCCATCAAAATGGATGCCAAAGTCGATCCAACTCTGAATGACTTCAGCTGGAAAGCCATTGACTTCATCAGCTCGAACAAGCTGGCGGCGTCGATGTTCAAGGCAGGAGATTCCAAGACGATCCATGTGGAGGGGAATTGCTACGACGATGCGCATTATTCAACGGACCTGAATGCTACGATCCTCGGCATTGAGCACAACACAAGGTACGAGAGCGGGGCAGGCATCCACTTCATCCTGAAGTGTCCGAACGGCAAGCTGGCGACCCTGAGCGGCGGCCCGATGAACAACGCGACGGACGGCGGATGGGACATGAGCTATATGCGCGGCACCATCCTCGGCAACAATGGAACTCCACTGGAGCCTCTGGCAAGAAGCCAGCTTGGTACGCTGCCGGCCGACCTGCGTGCTGTGATGAAGCCCTGTGTGAAGTACACCCGCAACACCTTCGGCATCGACAAGACGACGGACTATCTGTGGCTGTTGAGCGAGTACGAGATGCACGGCTCGACCAGATATTCGTACTCGGACGAGGCAAGCTACCAGAGACAGTACGCATACTTTGCAAACGGCGGCTCGAAGTATTGCGCTAACCCCAATAGCCCCGACAACAATTGTACGCAGTGGATGCGCTCGAAAGCGTCGAGCAACGATGGATATTTCTGCCGTACCAACGAAGATACGGGACGCGGAAACTATAACGGACGGAACACCCTCGCCTTTGCAGTCTGTTTCGGCGTATGAAAGGAATCAAAATGAGCATTGAAGCATTTTCCGTTTTGAAGAACGGAAACCGGAAGCTCTCGGAACACTTTAAGGTGCGGGAATTCCGGTGTCAGGATGGAAGCGACCCTATGTTCATCGACACGGAACTGGTGGATATTCTGGAGCAGATCCGGGTCCATTTTGACAAGCCGCTGACCATTACGAGCGGCTTCCGTACGGCAAACCACAACAAGGCCGTTGGCGGTGCGACCTACAGCCAGCACTGTTACGGCAAAGCGGCGGACATCCGCGTGACCGGCATCAGCCCGGAAAACGTGGCGGCCTATGCGGAGACGCTGCTGGTGAACCGTGGCGGCATCGGGCTCTATCCGGCTGGTCTTGGCCGTGCGAACGGCTGGGTGCACGTGGATGTGCGCAAAGACAAGAGCCGTTGGAAGGGGTGAGCGCCGATGGAAACGATTATCGCCGCAGTCCTGAGCGGCGTAGTGACCCTAATCGGCGTCCTGATCGCAAATTCGAGATCGAATGCGGTCATGGAATACAAAATCGAAGAACTGACACGCGAAGTACGCAAGCACAACGGCTTTGCCGAAAAAATCCCTGTGATCCAGAGAGACATTCAGGTGCTGAACCATCGGGTGTCAGATATCGAAACATACGAACACGAAAGGAGCTAATACTATGAATTTTAACATCTCTGCAGGAACCATTGCCCGCACCCTCTGTCTGCTGCTGGCTCTGCTGAATCAGGTGCTGTGCGCCCTTGGCAAGAGTCCGCTGCCCATCGAGAGCGAGACGGTCAATCAGCTCGTGACCAGCGGCATCACCGTTGTTGCGGCGCTGATCGCCTGGTGGAAGAACAACTCCTTCAGCAAGGCGGCCATCGCTGCGGACAAGGAATACGATCGCCTGAAGGCCCTGGAGAAGAACTGATTGAGATTCCGGGCGGGAAAGGAGAATGGATGCGTATACGAATCCAACCTGAATGTTTCTCCAAAGCCGCCTGAAAAAGTTTCATCTGGCACTCACCGAAGGCAGGAACTGTCTATATAATTCAAAATGGAGTGACCGGTAATATGAAGAAAGCCCCTGCAGCGATCGTTTATGGCTCTGAGTGGGAGCTGTGAGCGAAAGTTGCAGGGACTTTTATTTTTTGAGCCGCAGCATTTCTCCATTGGTGATTAAAAAGAAACTTTTTTGCAGAAAAGCAGGCAAACGCGTATCGACGTATAAAAATATAGAACGGAAATGGAGTGGTGATAGATAGATGTGCAAAATATGACGAACTGCTGCGATATTTTACGACAGGCGATTTTTGACCAAGACCCTCGACCCCGTCCTGATCGACGTCTGCAACACCATTTCTATCTGATTTTTATAAAGCCAATACCATGGAGCTGTTCTCTCGAGGAATCGGGAGGACGGCTCTTTTTTACGTTTTGACGCAAAAATGCACGAACCGACTGGAACTTTCTGCATTTTAAAAAAGAAAAATCGTGAATGAAAAGTGCATAACTATAAATGGAAATATATGGAAGAAAACGTAGCTCGAATTGTAATATTTTGACCCGGTGCTGGATTGGTGCTAGAACATCAGGGAATCTTATCAAGCTCGCTGATGAGCCATTCAACGGTACGCCTAGTGTAAACACGCTCGGTAAGGTCATCGATTTTATGACCAACGATTCGCTTGAGAGCATATTCGTCCATCTCCGCTTTCTTGGCCAACGTGACAAAATGCACGCGGCCATCATGTCCACGATGCTCTGGGCTGATGCCCAACAAGGGGAGCGTTTCGATAAACGAATCGGAAAGGTAATCATAGGAGTATTTAGTCCACCTGTCGGGCCAGCGCTTGTAATGATGATTAAAAAGATATTCGCTACCGATACTCTGCGCTTCCTTATAGCGATGCTGAATGAGCGGCATAATTTTCATATGAATAGGCACCTGGCGATTTTTGCCATTTTTTGTTTTCATACCACCCTGAATCCAACGCTTGTCAAGATGAACGTCTGCTATTTTTAACTTGACTAACTCCTGCGGCCGCCAGCCAGAATAGCACTGAATGAGGATCAGGTCAGCAACGTCGCAGATTCCTACATTTTTCCAGAGAATATTGATCTCTTCATCAGTATAAGGGAAGTGCTCATGCTGCGTTTCAAATTCGCAGTTGACATTAAACATGCGGGCGATGTTCTTATCTACGTATTCATTTTCAACAGCATAATCAAACAGCTGGTTGTACATGAATTTTAGCTTTGAACCAGTGATTGGCGAAATTTCGACGGTTGCTCCATTATTCACCGCGGTTCCATGAAGTACGCATTCTTTTAAATGGTGGACACGAAGATTGCGTACTGGAATATCTTTGATTGGCGCGGAATACCGCCAAAGGCTCCGATAGCGGCAAAGCGTTGTCTTATCGGGATTAGCTTTTTCCCGCTCTTGATACCAGAGATCATATAGCTCCTGAAAGCTGATGATCGTTTCTGGGTCATAAGGATTTCGGTGATATTCCACCAGTGCTTGATAAGCCTCGTTATATGTCTTAAAAGATGATTTGGGCTTGAGCGGCTTACGAATGGGACGGCCTTCTGGAGTTTTTCCGGCAGGAACAGTGACATAAAACGGGTTACGAAGATTTTTCGTTCGGACTTCAGTGATGCTGCCGAAACCGTTCGGAAGATGCATTCGCCGCTTTTGTGGAACGGGGCGCTGCAGGACTGGAACGGGTGTTTGGTCGAGCGGGTAACCACAATGAGGACAAGTTGCTGCCTTATCGCTCACTTGTAGACAACACTCTGGACAGAGTTTTAGCATGTAAACCTCCTTCAATCATTGTATAAATTTGCCATTTTCACTCAAAAGCTCGGTCAACCCGGGCTTTTTCTGTTTGAAAAGCTATTCTAGGTTAAACCATTCTCACAGACTTGTCAATGCTGCGCCGCAAACTAAATAAAATACAGCACGCAGTCGACCGGTTTTACCATTATTATCTTTTCATGCCTAAGACGTATCTGGATATGCTTAGAGTAACATAAAAGGAGTACGATAGTATGGACAAAGCTAGGTTAAAATTGGGTGCTGTTCCAGTGAGGGTGGCAGCAAAGGTCTACGGACGTGATCCGGCATGGGTGAGAGCTGGTATCATTGCCGGATGGCTGCCGATTGGGGAGGCCACGAGAAACGGCAGGCGCGTGACCGATCTCAAGGAAATGAGCTCAAAATACGGGAGAATCAATTATTATATTTCGCCGAAGCTTCTTTTCGAGCAGACAGGCTACGAATGGAGGGGCGAAGAATGAAAAGAGAACGTCCTGAGCTTTCAAAAAAGAACCCCTATCATATTCCGAAACAACGCTACTATGAACTGAAGCACTTCTGTATGCAGTACCCGGAGTGGAATAAAGCTCTGAACCTGATCGACGGTTGGCAGACGTCACCGCATAACATTTCGGGCGTCATCAAAGGCGTACCACCCGAAAGCCCGACGGAACGGCAGGCGTTGGCACGAGTTTACTACTCCAGCCACATTGATATTGTGGACAAATGCATTGCCGATCTGGACACCGTGCTGGCTCCTTACATACTGGAAGGCGTAACACAGGGAATCGGGTATGATATTTTAAGGAACAAAGGCTGCCCGTGCTGCAGAGAAGTTTACTACGAACACTACCGATATTTCTTCTGGCTCCTGAGCAAAGAGCGACAGTGACGCGAAAAATTCAGATACCTTTATGGAACGAATATTCACTGTTTTAATGCAAAGGAGAACACAATATGTTTAAGAGCAACAAAGTGAATCACATGACCGTTATCGTCAAGGGCGTCAGAGATGACGGCATTGAAGGGCGCGAGCTGATGATGGAAGTCGTTCGTCGGAACTGCAAGATGGACCCGAGGCTGATTGGCCAGGGAATCTATCGAATCAGAGACTACGAGGACGGAAAGCTGAAGCGCAGCGACTTCAATGTTGAATTTGAAGCGTTTGACATGGGCGGGATTATCCGTGATTTTGAACTGCTGAAGAAAGCAGGTGTAATCAAGCAAGTGGAAAAGAAACAGTATACGAAGTATATCGTTTACTAAAGGCTAAGAGCCGTGGAGAAATCTGCGGCTCTTTCTTTTTGCGCTGACGCGAAAAATTCAGCTACCTTTATGAAAGGTGGTATGACTGATGTACAATTTTGTAGTGCAGCTTTTTGTATTATTGATTTTATGGGAGGTTTTAAAGCTCCTGATCGAGAAACGGAAAGGAGAACACAAAAGAAACAAAAAGAAATAACATTTCAAAATGGAGCTGATGGAAACATCGGCTCTTATTTTTTCATCACGCAGTCAGCCATTCATTCACTTATATTTTTAAAAGGAGTTGTGTCTTATGAGCTATCTGATCTGGATCCTTACGGGAATTGCCGTGGTGCTGGGGTTCTGCCTTGGTGTTGTACTGGGCATCCGACGTGATCTGAGCCGAGAATCCGTCGGGACGATCATCGTTGGCTATACCGGTGAAGAGGACGATGGTGCACACCTGTTCCTGAATCTGGACGAGTCCCCGGACAATTTGGAAACGAACGATTATGTGATCCTCCGCGTCCAGAAGGTCAAATCGCGAAAATAACTCGCTGCTTTACGGAGGAAACTCCGAATTTATTTTGCAAAGGAGAAATCAAAATGGACAATGAAAAAATGGCAAATGAAGCTCTGGAGATGGCATATGATGCGTTGAAAACGATGAAGCCGGGCACAGAGGAGTATACGGCAACGGTGAACAGCATTGCGAAGATGCAGGAGACCAGTCTGAAGGATCGTGAGAGCCGGGAAGCAAAGGAAGCGAAAGAGGACGAGCTGCAGCTGAAGAAGCGGCAGGTGGAATTGGACGTGGAGAATGCGGAGAAGGCTCGCAAGATTGAATGGTGGAAGGTCGGCGCATCGATCGCAGGCGTTGTGGGAACTATGGCGCTGTATATCTGGAACGATGTGTTCGAGGGCGTGAATGACGCTGGTGGTATTATGCCGCTGAGTCAGAGACGGAAAGAAGGCCGTGAGATCCTGAGAGGAACCTGGACGAAGACAAAGTAAGGAGGAACCGTGGAGGTCGTGGCGAAAGCTGCGGCCTCTTTTTTTTATGAGATATTATACCGAGCCGTCCGAAGAGTGGACGCATTACTACGGCGTGACCTACCGATGCAATCACCCGGTGTACCAGACTTGTACGCTGTATGCAGAGCATGGGAAAGGCCTGTGTGTCATCCAGCAAAGATTCAATGAGAAGAGCCGAGCGACTTTCTGGGGCCCCATCGACCCATGGCTGACGGACAAAATCTATATGCACGAAGGATTCCGGGAGTATTTTATCGAACACGCCAAAAAGAAAAATCAAAATGGATTTTATCCGACGGTGACTGTCCGGCAGCTGATGTGGGCCATCAGGATGAAACCGATGAAGAAAGAGAGGTGGGAGACGGTGTTTGATCGGAAAGAGGTGTAGACGCGAAAATACCTTGCTCTATTATGGAAGACTAACTATTAAAAGTCAAGCCCTAAAATGAAAAAATCCGCCAACCATCCGCTGCCCCTGACAAACATCATTCAAATGCTGGCCTTGGAGTAGCGAGGGTGACGGAGAGAACAGCAAAGCAAGCCCAGCCAACCCTCGCAAAAACAGAATAGCATTTGAATGTTTCGGTTTGTCAAGGGTTCGCTGCGCCAGCTAAGTTGTTCTTAGGTTTAACTCAGGCTCTGGAGAAAATCAAGTGACGGCAAGATATGCTTTACCGGACTTCTGCAAAGCGTAAATCAGTCGTACGAGTTTCTTTGTGGCATGAGATAGGGCAACATTGTAGTGCTTGCCTTCAGCTTGCTTTTTGGTAAGGTATTCAGTAAAAACAGGATTCCAGTAACAGACGTATTTGGTTGCAGTGTAAAGAGCGTATCGAAGATAACGAGAGCCACGCTTTTCCATGTGTGCATAGCAGTTTGTGAGTTTTCCTGACTGGTATGTGGAGGGAGAACATCCAGCATAAGCCAAAACTTTGTCAGGAGAGTTAAAATTCGAAAAATCCCCTACCTCTGCAAGAATCATCGCAGCAGAATGAAATCCCATTCCGGGAATCGAAAGGATCGGCGGTTTCAATTCATCCATGATTTTCCGAATGGCATCTTCAATTTCATTGATTTCGGAGGTAAGTTCTTGAATGAGCTTAATGGTGTGCTTTAATTCCAAAGACTTAGCAGGCATAACAGAACCAATGGATATTCTGGCTGCATCTCGGATATGAGTAGCTTTATCTTTTCGGTAATGGCCTCTGGATGTTTTCACGAGAATATTAGCTAATCTGGTCAGATGAGCTTCTGAAATCTGCTTTGCACCGGGATACTCACTGAGAAGTGCGTAGATTGAAGTGCCGTGGATAGACGAAACAAGCTGTTCCAATTCCGGAAACAGGATTGTAACCAATCTGGACACCGACTGCTTTAGTTTAGCGCGTTCCTGAACTTTATCAAATCGGTATCTCGTGAGTGACTTTAGTTCTTCGTTGTGATATGCTGTATCTGTGTAGGACTTGAGGTCTACATCGGACAACAGCATAGTTGCAATCGTTTTTGCATCCACACGATCGGTTTTAGTTTTGCGAAGACTGAGGCTCTTTCGATACAGGTTGGTATGCAAGGGATTCATGACATAGACGGGCAGATCATTGTCAAGAAGAAACCCAAGGATGTTGTAGCTATAATGTCCGGTAGCCTCAAGCCCTACTTTTATTTTGTCTGATTTTTGAGAACAGTCTTGGATTGTTTGTAGCAGACTTTTGAAACCATCCATGTTGTTGGGAATGGTAAAGCAATCGACAAGGGTCGTTCCTTCCGAATCGAGAATGCAACAGTCATGCTTATCTTTGGCAACATCAATTCCGACACAGACCATTTTATACCTCCGTTATATTATTCAATGCTGCTTAGGACCACAGACTTCTTTGCTCTTGTAACCTCGTTCTAAATAAACCGTCTGGCGGTATCTAACTGATTAACATTTCAACAAAGAAGCTGTGGTTGGAGCCT